AATATTAATTATAAATCGTTAAAGTAAAAATTTAAAATGTATTATGTTTATTTAAATATTAATTAAATATTAATGTCTATTCAATCGTTGGGACTATTCGGTCTCAAAAACACCCATTTTTTGTTGTTCCTGAATAATTTTACGGGCTAAATTTCAATTAAAGATTTTTAATGGTTGGATAAACATTAAATTAATTCTTTAACTTTATCAAAGTATTCCTTTGACAATTCGCACCCCCTAAATCTTCGTTTGGTGTTCTTACACGCAATCGCGGTAGTACCAGCACCCAAGAAAGTATCCAATACAACATCATTTTCGTTTGAATGTTTTTTTATCAATTCTTCAAATAAAAGAAGACTCTTTTGAGTCGGGTGGAAACGATTCTTTCCGCCTTGTAGGGGGAACGAGTAAATTCCGTTGTCGTACTTACTATTGAACGTTGGTTTTGATTTTTTAATTCCGACCAAGGCAATTTCACGGCAGTTCGTTAGATAATTCACGCTCGAATTTAGAGGTTGAGGATTCGATTTACTCCAGATAATCATTCGGACCTGTTTGAACTTGTATTTCTCCATAAGTTCTTTCAACGCCGTTATCTTCCATAGATCAAAGAACATAATCATCGTCCCGCCGTCTTTGAGTTTTTTATAGTATTCGCAGATAAACTTTTCCAGCGTTTCCATCGTGAACTCGCTGTCCCACACACCATAGTCGGTTTTAACGCAGTATTTTTTGCCGTAAATTGTTCCGTATTTCATATATTTTTCTTTTTTTGAATCGTCGGGCAAACCGTTTTCTTCTTTATACGCATTCCACTCGTCCTCGGTTTTTACGAACTCGACGCTGTTCTCTTCGTTTTTCTTAACTGTGTTGTAGTGGGAGTTCATCCCCGACTCCCGCGAAATGATATACGGCGGATCGGTCAGGATAAGGTCGATCGACCTCTCTGGGATAGTCGCCAAATACTCCAACCCGTCAACGTTTTTCACGTCCATAATGACGTCGTTGGTAATATCAACTTTTGCGGGTTCCATTATATTATATGCTATACTATATGGATGAATAACTTATGTATAGCATATATTCAAATCAAATTTTTAAATACGTTTAAACGCTTTTCTTTAATGAATAATTCAATTGTATAATCGTTAATATACAATATTAAAAAACAGAATAACGTATATAAACAGTTCGAAACTATACAACCAATATAATATATTGAACGGTCGGCGGACAGACAATATAAAATGAAATTCGTTAAAGTATCTTCCCCCACAAAACCGCTGGATGTTCCCGTGGAGGACGCAATCCATCTATTCACCCAGTTCTTCACGCACAAAGACGCACAAAGACGCAAAGAAATCAAATTCTGCCTCAACCAGAATTCGATGAACCCGCGCATAACAAAAATCCATCTGCTGAACGAGAAAATATACACCACCGCCGAACTGGGCGTGTCCAGCCCGAAAATCGTCCAATCAAATATAGGCACAAGACTCACCTATAAAAATATCGCAAAATACATACGGGAAAATAGATTGACTGGATATTTCGTTATGGCGAACTCGGACATTTTTTTCACCGACGAACTCAAAAATCTCTTCGTGTCCGAACTGTCGACCAAAAAACAACTGTACGCCCTACTGCGATACGAATACGACGACACGCAACACGTGAGCAAGTCAAAACTTTTCGGACCCAGGGCTGAGTCAAACGACACGTGGATATACCACTCCAACTTCCCGCTCACCGACCAGCACGAAAAAATACTTAACATCCAGTTCGGCAAACCCGGGTGCGACAACAAAATAGCCTATATATACACCATACTCGGCTACGACGTGATCAACGACCCGCTCTTCATCAAGTCCTACCATTATCACCGGCAACAGACGAGGGATTACGGGTTCAAAGACAAGATCCCCGAGCCGTATCTGTTCGTTTCCCCCGCTGGTATCCCTATGGATAAGATCATCCCGTCGCTGGGGATAGACTTCAACGCAATCAGAGTTCCGACCCGAAACTATACCCGAATGTGCATGGACGACAACGCCGTTATATACGATTACATAAAGAGGAAAGTCGACGCTGGCGAGAATTTTATTATCCCGCGCATTTCCGGGATAGAAAACAACGTGGCGGTTCTCACGAAACAGTATTTCGTCGAGAAAAACGCCAACCCCGAGATATTGAGTTACCTGAAACGGGTTATGCCCGTGATGAAAAAAAACGCTGGGATAAAAATAAGCGGGGCGGATTCGCTGGTCGAATACTCGGAGAAGTATTTGGAGGCGTTCGAACTGTGCGAACTGTTCGGCGGGTGGGAGCACTGGGGCGACGTAATGCGAGGCATCTCGTTCTCGTATCCGTATATGATGAGAAAATACGGGTACAAGGACTTTTTTCTTTCGTATGCCGTCGATGTATTCACGTCCGTGCAATTCCCCAACGTCTGGACAACGGCTATGCGCGGAAAACGCATTCTGGTAATTTCGGCGTTCGCCGAGAGCATCGCCGAGAAAATCCCCATCCGCGAGAAAATCTACGGCGTGGATCTGTTCCCCGAATGTACCATAACCACGATCCGTCCGCCCCAAACCCACGCGTCCAACGACGCGCGCGAGTTCAGCGTTGAGTTAGCCGAGTTTTTTGCGGAGTTGGATAAGGTGAAGGACACGTATGACGTCGCCCTCGTGTCTGCGGGGGGGTACGCCAATCTAATATGCGCCCATATATTCAAGAGCGGTAATTCGGCTATGTACGTCGGCGGGGTGCTCCAAATGCTGTTCGGCGTTCTGGGCGCACGGTGGCTCAAAGAGACGCCCGACGCGGTGAGGCTGTACCTGAACGAACACTGGAGTCGCCCGAAAGAGTCCGAGCGCCCGAGAGACTACAAAAATATTGAAAACGGGTGCTACTTCTAACAATAAAAATACAATTAATTATATTTTTACACAATACAATACAATACAATCTAATCTACTAATCTAATCTAATCTAATTTACAATATCTACTTGTTCGTGAGTCATGCAATCGTAAACAACTCCATTATCGTCGGCAAGATACGCCTTTCCTTTAATAAATACCTTACTCACATTTATTTCCACTTCGTCTAAACTGTCGTCTTCGTCAACAATTGTTTTTGCGCGGTTATACGCATATCCTACCTGATTTTTTTTTGACAAATCGTCAATTTTTTTCGCAAGATAGTTATTTTTATCGATGAGTTTTTTGTTTTCATTCTCCACGACGTCCAGTCGTTTAAGAATACTTTCCAGTTTATCATCAATATTCATTTTTTCCCGTTCAATATTACTTAATCGACGCTTCAATTCATACGATTCCTGAATCGTTAATTCAGCGTTTAACTGTAACTCGTTTATGGTCTCATTCGTTCGTAAACAACAATCACCACACACAGGTTTTACAGACACCTTTTCTTCAATATATAAAAGCGTGTCTTCCACGGTTTTTACAATTCCAGACTTTTTAATAACATCTGAAAATGAATAGAGTTTATAATCGCTCATGATTGTGGGTATGACTATTACTGATAGTATTAATAAATCTGTAAGCATTAATACTATATCGTTTGATATACAACCCTACCAACCACACATAAATAAATCAATTTTTTAAAATACGTATTTAAATATGTATTTTAGGCGATATTATATACACATAATACACACACACTACACCCCGACATGACCAAACCTAAACGATGAACTTATTCATAACCTTCTTCCACTCCCCGTAAATCTTCTTCTTGCGGAACTCGTTGTGCTCCTTCATATTTTTAGATATCTCCTCCGTGTCCACCGTCTTCAACAAATAATCCAACTCTACCATGCTACCGAAATACGTTATATATTTCATATCCGTGTCCTTGTCGCTGTTGTAGTAGTCCGCCCGGTCTATCCACCAATCAACCCACTTGTCGTCGTCGTACGCCAGAGCCACCTCGTTCAAATAATAACGAATCGGGACTCGCTCCTTATTCACGTCTATATACCGCGAACAAAAGTTGTATTTCCCGCTCCGGATCATCTGTTTAAGGAACGCCTTCGTCGGAAGAAACAGGGGGACGTTCGCCGTATACTGTTCAAAAATAGACATCGTGGACACCTCATACGGCATGTGCAGAATCCCCCTTCCAGAATACAACTTCTCCCACGTGTAAGGTTTCCCCGCAAACACCCTCGCGCTAATCAACCGCTCCGAGTTGTATAAAAACGGCGAAGACGTGTGAACCACCACCTTATCCGACTGGGGGCTATACTCGGCGTTCGTGTACTCGCACAGGCTCGGGATATACGTCGACTTAATCCCCGTTCCCATCTCCAAATAATCCTGATCCGCCCGGTTGTTGGACACAACCGTGATACGACCCGAGTCATACAACTCTTTCAGTTTACCGTTAAGCGTCTTCCAGCCCCGCAGGTCGTTGTTCTCGGAAAACGAATACGGCTGTTCGTACCTACACGTATTAACCACGATTATGGGCTTGTTGAACGACTCGTATAGAAGCACAAACGACGGGTTGTGCGTGACGATAAACCCGTCAAACGTGGATAAAAATTCCCGATACTCGTCGACGAAATCGCTGATCATCGCGGAGTTCAAATACCGCCACGTGTTCCCGGTTATGTATTTCACCTCTGGCTTTTTCTTATACAACACATACCAGTCGAACGACATAGTCCAGTCCACGAACTCCACCTTATCCCCATAGACGTTATTCAAAATGTGTTTCACGTCGTTTATCACCGCTATATGGACGTCCAGAGAGAAAAACCGCATTCCGCCTAAAACGCAATACTATACACTATACCCTGCCGTCTCTCTATATAATAATTTGCGAGTAATTATGAAGATTTATGGTTAGTGTTATGATGTGGACAAAATAATAGAAATTCCCAGAACGCCGAACCCTACAATTATAAAACATATTACAATTATTATTTTTAATTTAATAATCGTGTTCAAACTATACCCGTCAACGTCTAAAATTGAATTATTATGGGGTATTTCCGACACGGAATGGGTGTCATCGCTAACGCGCACGTTTTGAGGATAAATAGGGGTCGGATTACAAATTACGGCGACGGGAATGTCGCCATAGCCGTCGCCTTCGACACACCTCTCTTTATACTCTTCGCCAACGCAATACTCCACGTCGTCAAAATACCTCGGGGAATCGTCGTTGTTCACGACAACCACGTTTTCGCTGTTGCTAAACATCGTTAAATGAATGAATACCCGAAATGGTCGGTATTTGTATTATTATACACATAAACGCACCTATTCTTTATTTACGTAAACACATTTATACTATAATAATAATTATTATATAATATGCGGTTAAAATCACCACGCCGTTGTCCAGCCCACGAACTCCACCTTATCCACATACACATTAATAAAAATATTTTAACGTCGTTTATCACCGCTATATGGACGTCCAGAGAGAAAAACCGCATTACGCACAAAATACAATATAATACACCGCAGAATAATTTACGAGTAATTATGTTTGTGTTTGTGTTTATGTGGTGGAAAAAATAATAGAAGTTCCAAGACTGGATAACCCGACAACTATAAAACACAATACAAATATTACTTTAAATTTAAAAATCATGTCCAACCTGCGTTCGTCAACGGAATCGTTAGGGAGAGTTTCCAGAACAGGATGGGTGTCATCACTAACGCAAACATTTTGAGAATAAAGCGTTTTCGTATTACAAATTACGGCGACGGGCGTACCGCCATATTCGCACTCGCCGTCTCCATCACCCTCGTACCAACTCTCTTTATACTCTTCGCCAACGCAATACTCCACGTCGTCAAAATACCTCGGGGAATCGTCGTTGTTCACGACAACCACGTTTTCGCCGTTGATAAACATCGTTAAATAAATGAATACCCGAGATGGTCGGTATTTGTATTCGTATACACATAAACGCACCTATTCTTTATTTACGTAAACACATTTATACTATATTATCAATCGTAATATATAATAATTATTATTATATAATATGCGTCTAAATTCACCACCACATTCAATCAATCAATCAATCGTTCAATCGTTCGGTATATCTACTTCTTGGATTTCCTCGTCTTTCTGGTGTTGGGCGTCCAGCTCTTCTTGTGGGGGTTGTTGGACTTGGTGAAGGGCTTGAACCCCTTCAGTTTCTTGGACTTCTTCTCGCTGAAATGCTTCTTCTTTGAAACAATTCTTCCGCGCTTGTTCTTCATAAGATCCTTCTTGTAAAGATTACCGCTGGTGTGATTAGCAAATCCGTTATACACGGATATACGGCTACCTATCGCCCTAACCTCGCTCTTGCTATTAGTTGATTTTCCGGCTCTTCTTTTTCCGCCAGACTTGAACTCCATTAATCCGACTCCGCCGGAGTGGGGGACAGGGTCGGCTGGTTCTGTTATAGGGTCGCTCATTTTGTATTATTTTTGTTGTATATATATAGAATAGAAAATTTTCAACTGCTAATTAATTGTTTGATAATAATAATAATACAATTAATTAGCGAATTTCTTGGATTTCCTCGCGATGGGAGTCCAGCACCCATTATGGAGATTTACGGACTTGGTGAATGGAACTAACCTCTTTCGATTTACTTTCATAGATAGAAGATTGTATATGTGTAATCTCGGGGTTGCGGACATCTACCGCATACTTTTTTTCAAATTCCACTCCGTCCTTTCCAGACCCATATGCGGTATTTTCTAGACTCGACGACCGCCTAAACTGTCCCCCCTCGTGTATTAAGCCAGATATGATTTTATTATTCCGTTTATTCAATATTTCGTTGTTGTTTTCCTCAATAATCATAAACCGCTCCATTTTGTTCTCAACCGTTGTTTCATTTTTTCTATTTAAAAGAAACGACGACGACCCTCCCGTTTCTTTTAATTTATTATTATATAATGTTAGAAATCGTAATGTAGTATAACTACTATACTATACTATATTATACTATATTTATATTATTTTTATATTATTTTTACCACAATACATATTGGGGATGGTTAAACGCGCAGATCAGACCCTTGCGGATTGAGAGTATATGTCGCTAACGCCAATTAACGGAAACGGCTGGGGTTTAGCGCCAGACATATTCGTATCCATACCCATACCCATACCTATATCCTCATCCACCGGTTCCTCGTCGGCGATCTCCATAGCGATCAAGTTGGACTCGGGGCTCAACCCCTCCACGTCCTCAATCTCAAACGGCGTGGTGCGGTTCTTGAACTGTTCCATATCCACCACCTCTGGCTCGGACACGCTCATCGTAATCGCATTCTCCCCTAAAGCAGGGGAGTTCATAGGAAACGGGTCTTCGGTGTCCACGAAATCGGGATCAACCTTGTTGAAATCTATAATAAACTCCTCCTTATCCGGAAGAGTCTCGCTATAACTGCTCTCAAACCCCCTCGTGTCGAAATTCGCTATATCGTCGTCGTAAGCAAACGCATCCGCGGCGAGGGCGAGGGAGATCGCCTTCCTGGAACGCTTGTTCTTACGCCTCCTGGACGCAGTCCCGCTCTTCTTCGTCGACTTACTACTGCTCTTGCTCTTCTTTGACGACTTGCTCTTGCTCTTCTTAGACGACTTTCTCTTGCTCTTCTTCGACGAACTGACTCGGTTCTTACAGTATTGGGATCCGTTCTTCTTGGTATAAACGCACGACTTCCGTGCACGGTTGCACGAACCCTTATTTTTCTTACCACACGGCGTTTTCAGCGTTCTTGTCATAGTGTTTTGTTAGTGAGTTGGTAATATAATATATATTATTAATACATTTTATATTATAAGTTGAATCCGCCTAAACGATTATTTCTTGGACTTGGCACTGCGCCTCCTTGAAGACTTGGACTTCCTGACCTTGCAGTATCCCGACTTCTTTGAGCCAGACTTCTTCTTGTAAACACACGACTTTTTAGCAGACCGACATTCGGTCTTCCTCTTCCGGGAGCACGATCTCTTAAGCGTCTTTGACATAGTATATATACTACGCACACATTTTTTTATTTCGCTAAATAAAAAAACTAAATGTCGCCGTCCGTTCCATCCTCGTCGTCGTAGTATAGTTGAATAGTTTCGACCATCTTGTCGCTCCTGTGCTCGATCCAGTAATCAACCTGCTCTTTGAGGGCAGTGAGTCTCCCGTCCCACTCCTTCGCCTTCGTCTTTTTGACCGCGCATATCCCGTTCCCATTCGCTCCCCAGCACGAGGTTATTTTTTTACCCTTGGATGTATACTCGTCGGGGTTGAACCTTATAAACACGATTGCACGGTGTCCCGCGTCCTTGGAAATTTCCATAATACGGCGATTCTCGCACGAACAATCGTAGTCCGTGTGCTGGTTCTCATCAACCTCTATAATAATTATACACTCTCCTAAATCAAGTAGGAGATCGGGACGGCGACGCGAACACCCATCCAGAACCGTCTTGTCCGCCCTCCACGTATAGGTGGGAAATTGTTCCTTAATGAAATCGGCGACGGTGAATTCTTTTGTTTTGTAGTTGCGGGATACGGGCTTGTCGGGGAACGTGTAAATGAAGCATCTTAAACAATAACCGTCGTAATTTTTGTTATTTACTCGTGTATTACACCAGTCATGAAGACACGTTTTGTGATGAATATCAATCATATTTTCCAGTTTATGCGTAAAACAATATTCGGCAACAGTTTTACCCAAAAAATTAAAATTGGGTTGTTTATTGCAATTTTTATAAATACAACGTTTAGCTTTTACATTAACCATATTTTTCAGTTTATGAGTAAAACAATATTCCGCAGTTGTTTCACCAAAATTATTAAAATTAGGTATTTTATCACAATTTTCATGAATACATCTTTTAGATTTTACATTAACCATATTTTCCAGTTTATGCGTAAAACAATAATCAGCAGTTGTTTCGCCATAATTATTGAAAGCAGGTAATTTATCACAATTTTCATAAATACATCTTTTAGATTTTACATTAACCATATTTTCCAGTTTATGTATAAAACAATATTCAGCAATTGTTTCACCATAATTATTAAAAGCAGGTTGTTTATTACAATTTTCATGAATGCATTTTTTATTAATAACATCAACCATATTTTCCAGTTTATGGGAAAAACAGTATTCCGCAGTTGTTTTGCCAAAATTATTAAAAGTAGGACGCTTATTACAATTTTCATGAATGCATCGTTTAGATATAACATTAACCATATTTTCCAGTTTATGGGAAAAACAGTATTCAGCGAATGTTTTTCCAAAATGATTAAAACTAGAATGTTTATCGCAATTTTCATGAACACATCGTTTATGTATTATATTAACCATATTTTCTAGTTTATGAGTAAAACAATATTCAGCGATTGTTTCACCAAAAAAATTAAAATTAGGTCGTTTATTGCAATTTTCATGAATGCATCTTTTTGATTTTACATTAACCATATTTTCCAGTTTATGAGTAAAACAGTATTCAGCTGTTGTTTTTTCTTTAAAATTAAATGATGAACGTTTATCACACCCTTCGTAAATACATAAACAATTGGATTTCTTTTTCTTAACCGGTTCTATTTCTTCTATAATCATTTCCATAATTCAATAAAAATATTATATATTTATTACAACTAATATATAATATATTTTACTTCTATATAATTTTTTTAATTCAAATTTGAAACTACTAATTACATACTATACAATCGCATTATTTAACCGCAGTTTTTCTCGCCTTTGTTTTCGTTTTTTTCTCGGTATTTGTGATTACCACGTTTTCGCTATATTCTTTAGTCCTTTCGGCTTTATACAGGTCATACTGATTTTCAAATTCAATCAAATCTGTTTTCCACATATTTTCAATAGTCGTATTCACTAGAACTTCTAACTCGTATTCTGTATCCGCCTTTTCTTTCAAAATTTTATCTACATTTTCTTTGGAAACTGAGTTCATAGGCAGTTTAATAAGATAATCATAACTCGACTCATATAAACCAAACTTCATTTCAGTAAGCATTTCAACAATTTCAGAGTTTTTTCTCCTACGCAAATCAATCGTGCCATCTAAATTCATCTGGATAAATCTCGCTCGGTTCGACAACTTTTTCAAAAGTCGTTCCAGATTATTTATCATATAATTCTTCCTGTCTTGATACGTCTTCATACGGACGACGCAGAAATCTTCTATAATATCTTTAACCGTAGCATACTTACACAATTTACAGTCTGCGTTGAATAAATGCATGTTGGTGGTTGTCGTGGTTGTTGATAATTTCAGCAGTTTTTGTATACCATTAATTCCACCCGCATCCACAGTTGTTTCAAGACTGTCTATTTTGTCTTTAGACATACTTATCGTAATATCTACGGTTTTTTCTGTTGAATTGGACACAAATCCAGTTATAGACGGTTCTATCTTTTTACCCTTCTTATCCACCCCGCCGTCCATCAATTCTTCAAGAATAGTTATATAAGGCATTGTGCCCGTGCCAATAGGGAGTTCCGATATACGGATTGATGTATCACCAGTTATTTCATAAACGCCTTTTATCAAGTATTTTGATTCATCAACCTTTTCTACCGCACCTTTGAATCCCTCGTAATACGGAGTGAATTCAATATCGTCATTTGAAACACCGTTTAGTTTATTCAATAAATACTTAATAATAACCGTTGGGTTATAAGGCGGGATCTTCGTGGAAAATCCCGTACCGATGCCCGAAATTCCATTCACTAATACAAACGGGATTATGGGGATATAATACTCGGGCTCAACAACCGTCCCGTCATCGTCCAGATAATTTAGAATCGCATCATCTGCTTCGTTGAATATACGCCTCGTTATTGGGTTCAAACAAGTATATATGTATCTCTCACTCGCAGAATCATTTCCGTTTTGTAATCGGCTTCCAAATTGTCCATTCGGTAACAGCACGTTGATATTGTTACTTCCAACGTAATTCTGAGACATTCCTATTATCGCTCCATTAAGAGACATCTCGCCGTGGTGGTAGCACGAATGCTCTGATACATAACCCGAAAACTGGGCTACTTTCACCTCGGAAACCATTTTTCGTTTAAACGCACTAAACAAGATCTTACGTTGCGAGGTCTTCAACCCATCAATCATATTCGGAATAGATCTCGCACAATCGTAAATTGAGAAATGGATCAACTCGTTGTCTATAAACTCGCTATACTCAACGGTTTTATTTGACGTATTCAAATATGCGTTTTTATCATACGCTTCAAGCCACGTCTTTCGTTCGTCCGCACGGGATTTGTTAAAGACTTTGTCTACAGAATCATCGTCATTATTATAAACGAAATCAACGACCTTTTTGTCTTCAAAGTACTTCTTGAACTCAACCGAAGTTGAAGTTCCCAATCCTTTAAAATATTTGATCGTCCACCCCGCCGTATTATTTCCGTTTTCGGCTTTCCAAGTCTCAAATTCTCCATTATTGTAAAATTTCAATACATTATTACCACGTTTCGCTGTTAGAATAGGTGTATTCATAAACGACAGAAATCCGTTTATGCGGAACAGACTCGACCACTCGGAGTGGAACAGATTAACGCAAAGAGCCTTGATATGACTCCCATCAACATCCGAATCCGTGAGAATCATGATCTTGCTATAACGTAAATGCCTGTTCACGTCCTCTATCGTCTTGTAATCTCGTCCGTTCTCCAGACCGAGAATCTTTTTGAGTTCCGAAATTTCTTTATTGTCGTATATTTTTTTAATATTTTCGCATCTAACATTCATGATTTTCCCTTTTAACGCATAAATGCCTATAAGGTTTCTGTCAGCAGCCGACAAGCCCGAGACAACGCCCGACATAGCACTCAACCCCTCACAGAGGATCAGCATACACTCGCTCGACCTCGCCGTTCCGGCGTTGTTCGCATCTATGAAATTTGCTATGCCACGAACGCTCTTGGTCTTCGACCCGTCCGTCTTCTTGGCGATCTTGTTGGAGTCCTTCAACTCCGTCAGCGAACACGCAGCCTCCATCACGCCCATCTTCGATAGTTTTTCTATAAAAGAATCGCTCACCGAACAGGTGGACCCGAACCCGCTGGAAGGCGTGTTCATGTAGTCCTTGGTCTGGCTGTTGAACGCCGGGTTCTCAATATCGCACCGCAGGAACAGAATCAACTGCTCCTTGATCGTGTTCTGGTTCACGTTGATCTTCTTCTTCTTCTCGATGAACGCCGCCATCTTGCGGGTGATCTGACCGAGGATGTAATCCACGTGTTTCCCGCCCCCGAACGTGGCGATCCCGTTGACAAACGAGATCTGCTCGAACTGGTGCGTGGGCGACAGAGCCACAACGTACTCCCAGCGTTCGCTGGGGGATTCGTATAGCCGTTTTGCGTCCTGCTTGGGTCCGATATACAGATCCACGTACTGCTGGAAATTCTTCACGGGAATCGTCGACCCGTTGTAGTCCACCCGAATCTTTTTCACGGAATGGTCGGTGACCGCCCCGATGTCGTAGATCCGCTTTTTGAGGAGCGACCGCATGTCGGCGTTGATGCCCGTGAGTTTCAGACGAGCGTAATCGGGCTTGAACGTCACCCGTGTGTACGGTTTTGTGATTTTCGTGGGCGTGATTACTGGCTCAGAAATCTCGGTGAGGTTGCGGTTGAACGACTGGGTGTATTTGAGCCCCCTGACGTGGTCGATCGTCTCTATTGACCCGAACTCCGACCAGATGAGCACGAGTTTGAACCCGAACCCGTTTTTCCCGCCGACGATTTTCTTCTCGGTCTTGTCGTAGTTGGTGGAGGTTCGCAGATGCCCGAAGATCATCTCTGGAATCCAGAGATCGTATTCGGGGTGCTTGACGACGTCCACGCCGTTTCCGTCGTTCTCGAACGAGATCACGCCGTCCTCGGTTATCTGGGTGTCTATATAGGTAACGTTCTTCTTGGTGGGGTTGGAGTTCTGGATCATACGTATAACGTGGTCTCGGCAGTTCACGATTCCCTCGTCGAACAGTTTGTATAGCCCCGGAACGTATTCGATATTTCTAAGCGAAATGCGGTTCTGGGCGTCGTCGAACACCCACATGTTCGCATCGACGTTCTCGACCGAGCCTATATACGTGTCGGGGTTGTCCAGAATGTGTTCTCTGTCCGTCTTTTTCTGGTATTGCTTTGAAAGTTTAGCCTTCTCGCACGAATTAGCCTTCTTCACCTTTATTTTTAAACTGGACGACACGACTGCGTTCACAGGCGTTTCGTCGGCGTTGTTGGATTGAGACGACATTGCTGATATGCGGGTTAGCGGTATAGTATAGTATAGTGTATTGCGTGAGTAATACCTATTGGGTGTGTATATCTATAACTAACCGTTCTTTTAAATCAATTTTTTAAGTATTTACAATAAAAATTTGATTGCTTCGTCGCAGCAGAGCCGTCAGCCGAACTATACGACCGGCTTGGATCTTTGCGTTCGTATATACACCGCATACCGCATCGCCTTTGAAATGGTGGGGTTGTTTCCGCTGGTTACCAGTTTGTTATACCCCACCACGTTTCCGCAGGTGGAACTTTTTCCGGGCGTGTATAACCCCCGCTTGGACTGCTGGACGCAATACGGGATCTTGTCGGAGGTGGTTAACGCAAGGTTCATCGATTATTCGTAACGTAGTATAGTATAGTATAGTATAGTATAGCACGTTATTTTATCTCTGCGTTGCCGTCAACCATTAATTGAATGAACGCACGATTCATTATAAAAGTCTCCGCGTCGGGTCGCTAATTCCAAACGACAAACCTGCTTTTTTTTCTCGCATTTTTGTTATTTTTCACGCTCTGGTTATGTTTATCGACATCGATATTCTTCGCGCTTTTATTGAACGATCTGGGGGTCGTGGCGGAGGACTTTCGACGACCACCCCTTTTATATGTTTCACCAACTTCGAGGATGTCCGGCACGGATTGTGATTGTGATTTAAGTATATTTATATTTTCGTTGATTGTTTCGTTGGTTAATCCTGCGGTGAACCACGAAAACCCGTCTATTTGGATAGGCGTTATTATAATATCAAGTTCTTCTGTGTTATTCCACGCAGACTCTTGGGTTTTTTTATTCATATTATACAATTTGATAACTTCAGATTTACCATTATAGTCATAATCTTTTATATCGTCTTTTTTACAAGGCGTTATGAACGGGTCGCTCAAAATAACAGACAGATACAACTCGATATTAAATATATACTGATAAAAATACACAATCGAATTGTAGGCGTCCTTATTGACGCCGCCGCCGCCGCCATCGGGTTTCTTAAAAAAAACGGTCGTCGCAACCTCTAAAATTTTAATTAATACGTCTTTGTACCTTTTGACGTTTTCTTTAAGAAGTTCAATACGGGGTATGACCTGGTCGTTAGTATATTTTGCCTTGTACTCGTATTCAAATGTTTCGTGAACAACGTCGGTCTCGTCTATTTCGTAAAGAAAATGCTCGGGCAACACATTACCATATACCCTTATATAGTCGTTGTTTTTTTTAATTTTATCGTTCACACCAGAATCCTTGTCAAACTTAACCAGCAGATACTGCGAATAGTGAGGATGGGTGTATATTTGTCCGCCGAAAATCGGGTTATCGCCACCAGATTGAACATTTGTATATGAATACGGAGACAGTTCCGAACCATCGGTAATAGTATTAATATCGCTATACACAAGGTCTTGCTTTTCGTGGGGGTTTTGACCGTGTTTAACATCAGTTACTTCTGCTTTAGCCCACTCGGCTTGGTTGATGCGGACATACACTATATCTTTCTTCGAAAATTTAATCTCGTTGTTTTTTTTAATGTAAAGCGTGGAGGCGTTATTAATAATATTGTTTATATATAGGTTAAACGGGATAGCGTATTGTAGGAGATTATTTTTTATATAATTAAACCATGAATCAGAGTCCTGCGACTTTTCGGATTCGGGGTTGTTAGCATTTTCGGCATTCATGAAATGTTCTTTTTCAAGAATAAAAAAATCGGTTGAAAAGTTCTTGAACATCATAATGTTTAAACTATCTTTGCACAGAATATCAACCTGTTTTTTTATTAAGTCCATTGAAAAAAGGGACACCACGTCGTTTATCAGTCCTAACAGTTTCCCCCCGATACTGCTTTTTCCGTCAAGTGTATAATCGTCGGATAAAGTTCTGATCGTGTTGCCATTAGTGTCGTAAAAACACAGAATACGGGTATTAGCCTTACTGGGGTCTTGCTCGGGGTTGCCTATAACCCCGAACTCTTTATCATCGCATTTAATTCCGTCTGTTTCGGGTTTCCCGATTTCGTGTTCGGGTCTATCGCCCTTGTTGGTTTTAATTCTATATATTACGTTCGTAAGTAACAGTAAAATTGCGTTATTACTGTTCGTCGTGTATTCATAGACAAGTTCGTTTTCCGTCTGCGAATACCCCGATTTATCAATTAAAATATCTTGATACAACTTAATAAGACCGTTATAATAGTTATTATCTGTTCCAGAAAATCCAAAGTTTATTATGCTGTCCTTACGGGGCACATAGGATAACACGCCGTCGGGTTTCTTATATGCGGATTCAATCGCCAGACGCCTACCGTATTTCTTCATTTCACATAAAAAATATCCTATACGGTGATATATTTTTTTGAGTTTCCTGTTATATTCGGAATCTTTGAAATTTTCCACTACTCGGTCCAGCGGAGTCTGGCTGGACGTGGTGCTGACAACCACGCCTCCGGCGTTCTCGGTAGCCTTTTTTATTTTTGTAATCGTGCTTTCATGACACAGTATAACCTTTTTTGAATGCGGAGGTTCTTTGCCGTTGTTGTAAATGTATATTATATAAATATCGTCGTTAATGCCGTTCATCTCGTCAAGGTACGTTAAGTCCTCGGCATAAATCACCGTTTTATCCTCCGCAGTTTTCGCATCTTCTAAAATACCCATTATCTTGTCGGGTGTGTCGGCGTTTAAGTGTATCAAAGAATCGTAGTTAAATACCGAAGTTTTGAACGTCATGACGTTTTCCACCTTTATCACAACCAAGTAAGAATCGCCGGTGATTTTGTTTATAACAGACTCGTCGGAAATATTAGCCGATTTTATTTTACGCTTCTCTTTGAGTTTAGCCAAAGAAGGAACATTTTCGGTATTAAACACTTTTTCTAAAAAATTACTCGCTATATTCAAAGAGTCCTTATAGTCAGGTTCATATCCATTATTCAACACATCGTCTAAAACTTTTTTATACTTCGCCACAATTTTATTCCCCGTTTCATTCTCTGGTTTACTATCGGAACTCGACGCCATACTTATCAAGTATTATTTTTTTATTATATATATTATTAAAAAGAATTAATTGTGGGTATTACTTATACACGTAAAGCCAACGTTATATATTTTATGCATATTTTATTACGTTATGCTCCACATTAGAACCACGGCTTCTGCTCCAGTTCCTTGAAATCGCGGTCTATGGGCTTCTCGCGTTCAAGCGGAACCACCAACGACGACTGATCCCGAATATACTTTAAATACGCAACCGATTCGTTATAGCAATAAGGTATAGAGTAGTCCAAGACCAACTTATTCAACTCCTCAATCTGCCCCGTGATATTGTCGCCGTGGTATTTAGCATACTGCAGGAAAATACTCCTCATAATTATTTTCAGTTCGTCTGCGTTCTGGTTAGGCAGAATGAACTCGTGGTTGCTTCTATTGTACACCCCCGCCTTTATACCGTTCTGGATAATCTGGATGTTCTCGCTCGAGAAAAACAGTTGGGACAACACCGTGTTCTCCGTGCTGTTCCCCAGCGGGTCGCGGTAGTCGGTGGACTTGTTTTTTATGGCGGTTCGTTCAAACATAGAGAACACCGTTTCGGGATTTTCGGCAACCGCTATATTCACACGACCGTTGTACTTTTCCATATCCAATATTTTAGGAGAATTATCAAAAGACGAATACTGCATTATATATATACAAACTATTTATTAATTTATTATTATACTATATATTAATAAATTAACAGCCATGCAATTTTTTCATATAGCGGTTTTAGGAGTATCTTCTATAATATTGCTTATAGTATTAATATACATAGGAATTTCGCTATACAACGCCAAAAAAAATACGGTGTTCCCCCCGACCCAGAACACCTGCCCCGACGGATGGATGTTCAATTCCAGAGGAATGTGCCAAATGCCGGCGTCCGGAAACGTGGGGGCTATAACCACGTCGGGCGACACAACCGCGACAAGCAACCTGATAAAAAGCAACGGAGTGTGGGGTATTATGCCCGAATCAACCGACTGGGTGTCGAAGACCGGCAAAACCGCAATATGTGCTAAACACGCGTGGGCGAACAAATACGGCGTCACGTGGGACGGCGTAAGCAACTACAACTCGTGTAAGTAGATTGAATGAATGAGTGACGGCTGATATTTTCCTTATAAATATTATTAAACTCTTATAAAAAATACAAGATTAAATAATATAGAATATATAAGTAAAATGTTAAACCCTATCGTTGTTCTTCCTATTACAATTCAGAACGATTAACGATCGGTTATTGTGGTCGTCAGCCTCGACCAATCTCATTTAAAGATTATATTATAAACTTATATTTAACATTTTAATAAAATCTTGGTTCTCGAAAGTATCAAATATTCAATATAACACGTTTATATTTACAAAAACTTCTAATGCACTATCCGCATTAGACTCCATTCTACCATCCCTTCCTATATTATATATATAGTTTCTTTATATCATATAATTATTAAATATCAAAATCTTATAAGTGTATTATTAATTGTTGTTTGTTATTTATACCTTATATTATTATTTATAATATAATATAAGTAAAATCATTAACAGTTAGAACGGAATGACGGAATAGCCGCGGGTTCATTATTTTTTATTGTATTTTATGGTGTGGGGCGGTTCGTCGAACGAATACGTTATGCTGTCAAGCGAGTTTTCTCGCTGGAACAATTCCTCCTTATTGCTCTCGTTTATGTGCATTTCGCACAGTTCGTATTTCAATTGACGCAGGGCTAAAATTTCTGGGTCGAGTTCTTTGACCTTTATGTAAACTATATCTTTCAGCAACTGCGGGTTCAGTTCGTCGTGGTACAACTTATGTATATTATCCATGCGGTCGATGATACTATATATAGCCTCCATCTTTTTGTCTATGAGTTCCCGCTTGTAGTCGTTGTCGTTCAGAGACTTATGCTTGACCGTCAAATCTCTAAAAATTTCGTTCTTCGCCGAGTACTCCTTTATAACCTTCTTGAACTTGTCGGCGGTGATCTCGTCCTTTATGTAGTTGAACAGCGTGTTCATCTTCTGTATTATGATCTCCTGCTTCGTGTTCTCGAGCTCCTTGTTGTATTCGTAATACAGATCGTCGAAGTTGTAATGGACTCCCGTGAATATCTTTATGTTTAAATTACATTTTTTCTTGAACCCGTTGCAAACGGCAGAGTACTTCCCGTCTTTCTTTCTGAAACTCGTCCCTCCTACGGCGGAGCAGTTAACGCACGTGGGAACGACTTTACCCGCCGTCTTCTTAGAGTGTTTGGTGGTGTTCCCTTTTAACAGAGCAGACCTGAACACCTTCTCCTTCTTCTGTCTATAACTGGTCTCGTATGCGTTCTTTAACTTAAAGTATTCATTTAAATCCGTCAAATAGTGGCGTTTAGACAGCACGTCGGCGTTGTCGTCGGCGTCGTCCGACCCGACTCCGTATAACCGCGTCCGTCGGTCGTTGTCGGCGTCGGTGGAGTTAGATAAGTGGCTCACCTTGACATTAGCGTTCTGGTCGTATAGGAGTTCGGTTATAGACGAGGGGACGTTCAAAATATTAAGGTTATCGGAGTTTTCTTTGATGCTTAACTTGCCGAGTTCGCTCAAATCCATCAAGTCTATGGCTATGATATTGTTGTTGTCGCAGTGCAGTTCGGTTATTGATTTGGGTAGATTTTCTATGGAGACGAGTTCGTTGTTGGAGCAGTTCAGCACCGACAATTCGGTCAATCCCTTTAAATCGAGGGAGGACACGTGGTTGTCGTTAATGTGGAGTTCGGTCAGGTGGGTAGGAATCACGGGGAGACCTATTAACAAGTTGTGAGAGCAGTGGAGTTTTTTCACGGAACTCGGGATATTTAAAAGTCGGGTAATTTCGCCCTTGCCTATAACTATACTGGTAACATTAGTGAACCCCCGATTCACTATTTCGGTCAGGTCTAGTTCTCCGCTCATACCGTCGGGCAAATTGATAACACTCGTGGTTTTTTGCATATTAGGGCTCAACTCATTTCTCAATATCTGGGTTGCGAAATTTCGGTTGGCGTTGATGTCGTCGCGCTTACGGCTTATTATATCTGACTTGTTGCTATGCATGTCGTCGCGGTTCCGTATTTCGTATTTCGTAATATAATGTTGTAATATGCTATACACTACGACATTATTTATTTTTAGTTAAATTAAAAATAAAAATAAAGGTAAAGACGTTTAGAGTTTATTCGGCAGAACCGGAAGATCCGTTATCCTCTCGTTTGAGCGGTTGTGTAAATTATACTGGTACACCCTGACCTTCTTCACGATTTCGTTGTGGTCGTCGATGTTTTTTTTAACCTTGTCCTCCTGCGAGGTTTTCGTTTTGTAGCAGTAGTACAGCCACCCCGAAATTAACAGTACGACCGTTCCCAGAATAACAACGTTAAGCGTATATTGGTGAATCGACGCTTTGAACTCGTGGGATTTCTTTAAAGACGACTCCAAGTAGTTCCTAAACGTTGTCTCGATCAATTTAGGAGAATTCATAACAATAATAATAATAATAATAATATATATTATGAATTAAATTTATCCGCTAAAAAAAGTTTAATTTATATATACCCATTATTTATACAGTCAAGACCGCACAATTATTTAAAATGGCGACCACAATAACCGAAATAAAGGGGACGGTCAGCACGACGGACGAAAATATACCCAAAGAACTACTAAAAACATATACACCCGTGTCCGTGATATATAACAGTATAGGACTTATGCTGGTCATGGCGTTCGCAGGTGCTGTGAATTTTATAACGATAAAGTCGCCGATCATCGAAGAACTGTCTAACCGAGACCCTAAAACGGGGGTTTTGACAACCAAAAACAGGCTACTGTTTAGTAATTTTGTAATGTTTTTTATATTTTCGTCGATGCTGTTCGCCTATATGTTCGGGGTGTACTATAAAATTATACTAAACGGAAAGAACAACCTATCGGCGTCGATGCGGATTCTCTTCTGCATATTCGCTATAATGGGAATAACGTATATGTCCACCTCGCCAATCCTTCTTCCGTATATAAACATAGTTAAAATATTTGAAAACACCGTGGGGTATGCGGTCGTAAATACCGTGATTTCGTCAAAGCTCCAAACCGCATTAGACATTCTTTTTTCCCATAGGGAGTTTTCGTCGAACCGCCCGTTCCCGAATATGTCGGTGACCTATAATTTTATGCTGTCGGTGTTGTCCGTCGACAACTATAAGGGTATTCTGGAAATGCTCGGGGACAGCGTTGCGAAGGACGGCGACGACAAGGGAGACAATGACGGCGACAACAAGGGAGACAAGGGAGACGACAACACATATGATTATAGGGTGTCGACGATGGCGGATATGATAAATAAATTTAAAAACGGCGAGATCGTAAAAAATATGGACGACACGATAAGGAGGCAAACGGAAATGAACCGAGGCAAACTCGACTCGCCAAATGCGGAAGATAACAAGGAAGGTCACACCGGTATTAAAAGGATTTGCATACGAGAATTAGCCGAGTGCGTCCTGCTTAAACACTTTATAGGGCAACTGTGCTGGGTTTTTATATCGGCGTTAATTACCATACTGGTAACCCTGAAATTCTTATCGCAAGAATAATTTGGTGGTGGTGGTGGCGGAAACGACCTAAACGTAGTTTATGTAGTATAAAACGGCGGTGTAGGTTAGTATCGCTATGATGATAGACACGACCCAGATGGGTATTATCGTTTTATGCCTATACCCCACGCCAAACGGTCTGAACCCGCCGTCGTCGTTATACATTAGTGCGGGTTTTGTTATATGTATCCCCGCCATAAGCATCATAAATATAAAAATGGAAATATTCAGTTTGTTCGTGCGTAAAAAACGCATATTAATAAGGCTTGACCCAGACATTTTATTTAGGAGTTATATTTATTTAGTAATCTATATATTTACTAAATAAATAATTTTACATAAACAAATTACTATGCGATACGCCGTGCGGTTATTCGTCGTATTCGTCGCCGTCGTCGCCGTCGTAATTATCCATATAGTCTTCCCGTAAATTGCGGATACTGTACTCTCGGTTTTCCATCAACGCCTCGTTTTCCTCGTCGTACTCGTTCAACTGGTCGTAGTCGTTCATCAAGTCTTCGCGCACAGCGTTTATATCACCATCCGCAATATCAAACCCGTCGCCTTCGCCGTCGTTCGTATCCGAGAACAGTTTAGTCATATCTTCGCGCTCCCGATCATACATTTCTTTATCATATTGGAAGACCCCGCTCTGCAACCCCAAACTCCATTTTCCCAGTTTCAATTGTTTCAACATATACTCGGTTCGGCGTTCCTGACTGTCCTTGTTCTTAAAGAAATCCGTAACACCTTGCTTTTCCTGTGCCTTCGCCCTCGACGTCTTCTCTATAACGGCGTCGTAGGTGCTGTCCACCGTCTTTTTAAGCGACCTGAACACCCGTATAAACGAACACAGCAACGACCCGACGTCGGTTTTCAGACTGTTGGTCATGTCGTCGGTTATCTCGGGCACGTCCATCTCGGTCAGGGCGGTCAGTTCGTCAGCCATCAGATCCGCACCAGCGTCGCCGTGTGCTATTGAATCGTCCTTGTTCTCTCTCTGCTCCGACCTGTGTTTTATAATACTCTTTTTATGGGTCATTATCAGGTCTGGATCGTTCGTCAGTTGGATATACTCGTAGAACACCGACAACCAGCAATACGTCATCAACCCGCGTATAACGGGCTTGTCGAACATCTTGTAGAACGTGCTTTCGCCGCCGTTCCAGAACGGACTGAACAGCGGTATGTTCGCACACAATAACTGGATATCTCTCGTCTTGTTGTATATCTTGTCCAGCACGTTGGCGAGAGATTCGTTTTTCTTGTAAACCGAAAACTCGGCGTAGTACGAAGATATAAAATCGTGCACATCTCTGCTATGAACCCCGGAAATGTTCCAGTGTTTAGGGATTCCGCCGCCGTTTATTCCGGACTTGTTGTTTAGAATTATGGTGGGGATCGTCTTGCATATATCGTTGACCGAGTTCTTTATAGACTGGACGAACGTGTAAAACCCGTCCTCGTAGTCCAGACCGCGGAGATGTTGAGGCGTGTCGATGCTCCACTTATCTATATTGTTGATGAATTTCTCTATATTTGCGTATTCCGATTTCTTCAAATTAACGTTCTTGTAAATAAACGACGCCACCATGGACTTCATGTGGTCGTTTGATAATATCAGGTAGTTCTTCAAAGAACTCATGTTCTCGCTGTCGGACGCCACCATCTGTCGGGGGTTGTAGTCGGACAACACCTTCACCAGATGCTGTCGCAGAGGCGACTCCACAGGAGAAGACGCGTTGGACTCAAAATGTTCTATTAAATCAAGCATTTTCTGTATAGAGTTGTCCGTGTGTTCGGCGGTGTCCATGCTTATCATGTGCTTTCGCCGTATAACGTTAATCAGGAGGTTAATGTCGGCTTCCCCGTAATTCTTCCCCGTTCGCCTGAAAAAATTTATCTTCTCGTTCAGCGACCATTTGGGGTTGTAATCCACCGGCTTTTCCGAACAGATAAACCGCAACTCGCTCGGTATAGGGAGTTTATTGTCTAAATTAAGAAATTTTATGAAAGACAAATAAATATTATCCACGAAATTAAACGTCTGCAGTGCCGGTCTCGGTATCCGCGTGTCGTCGATGCTATAAAACGTCGATGCGGTCGACAACCCTTCAATGCGGGACAACAACTCCCCGAACTTGCCGACGACCGACACGTATTTATTTATATTCTCGTCGTGCGTGTTGAAATAGTCAAGAGACGTGGTGGTTCGCAGATCGTTACAGCACGAGTTCTGTAAATACGGGCGTCCGTCCGACGTTCTAAACACCAGATCCTTATTATACACTATCTCGTTTATCAACTCGGTGAACCCCACGCTGTACCCCATTATTTTAGTTCTGATAATCCCTATAAGGCTGAACTGCGAGATGTTCCCCTTCTTCACCGTCTCCATAAGTTCTTCGATGAACTCTTTTGATATTCCGCGGAGGGACTTGGGGATGTTGGTTTTGTTTATATTAGGCATAAACGCCTTCCACTTTTTTATGTTATACATATCGGGGATTTCCTTCTCGGGGTTAAGCAGCAAATAACTTTTTTTTTGGGAAATTAAGTCTGCGATCCCGTTCAGTTCGGAATTAACCATTATGTAGTTTGATATTATCGTCGTGATAGAATTGGCGAGGAGTTGCGACGACATGTTCTGTATAGACGAAAATATAGACTTGGACGATTTGAGTTTTTCCAACACGCACGAAATGTATTTAACGCCTCGGTTTTGCGTCGCGTCGCCGTTGAACGGATACCCAGACAGAGAAAAAATACAACTCGGCATGGTTATCTTGGGGACTATTGCGGGAATATGGATCTGTATAGCAAGTAGTAAAACCCCCGCAACGGTGAGTATCGTCGTCTGGTTTTTATACACGGTGTAAGAGGGGGGCTTTTTAGCAGGATTCTTCTCTATTTGTTTTCGCGCATAGATGTTATAGCTCGCCTCCTTGCGTATGGTATGAACCAGCGTTTCGTTGGACACCCGCATAACAAACTCTTTAACCACCATCGGGTTAACGCCTATATTTTCGCATATTGTGCTATACACCGTGTATATGTTGTGCGACAACTCGTCTTCGAAATAATCGGTTTCCGCATTTTTGGTTGCGTTTAGCGTCTCGTTCACAATAGCCGATAAATCCTTTTTAATTACCTCGTTGGAAACGAGTTTGAACCCGTTTTCGTCGAAGGTGTCCTCCTCAACGAAATCAAGGTTGCGTATCACGAACCCGCTGTATTTGTCAACGATAGAACTGTTGTCGTCGCTCAACACGCCTTGAACGCGACATATTTTATCCAATACGTGTGCGTAGTCATCACCCATGATATACGCCTTCGCCAAATCGTACAGAAATTTAGGGATCAGTTTGAGGTTCGTGTCCACGCAGTAAAACCAAAACGGAGATTCTTCCAACTCCGGAACCGAATACAGCGGCTCCCTGCAAAAATTTATGTTCTCCGCAAATCTAACTATATCGTATTGCTTTTTACTGTTGTCCGTCTGATCCAGAATAGTATTCAAAAAATCCGCGTGGGGAGACCGAACGTTTTCCCTATACACGTATAAATTACCCAACGAATACGACGCCGCGCTGGTTTTAATACGCTGGATATACTTGATCCGCTCCGTCGCCTTCATGTGCCGGATCTCTTCGTAAATAGCCTCTTCCAGCATCCGCTCTTCTCGGTCGTCTATTATATCGCTGCGGTCGGTCAGTTCGGTTATATATTTAAGTTTTTCCAGTTTTTTAATGTTGGTTTGCGTGTCGCACACCGACGTATGCGGGTCTTTGACGCACGCATCTTTTAAATTACAAAAGAGCGTGTTCGAACTTATAAACGCCGTGTCGTCGACCTCGTCGGTCTTGACCCAGTTGGAGTTCTTCCGTATATAATACTGGATAACGGTCTTAACTTTCTTCTCAATATCAATCTCGTTTTCCACCTCGGGCGACAACGCACTTTTGTTCGTGCCTATACTATCAAGGCGCGAAATGGGGGTTTGGGGTGCGAGTTCCAGCACCGCATACTCTCCGTCCACGACCTGTTTTTTACCGTCAATCAGCACTTTCGCTAACTGAACGGACTGATCCTCGGGGCAGCCGTGATTAACCACCAGTATTTTTTCTAAAAACTCTTTGAACTCCAGATCCGAATATTTACCCCGCTGGTCTTTGTAGTTGTCTAACAGAGCGTAGGGCGTGTCGTCGTATTCTTTGTCGTAAAACACGACCACGTTGTTGTCCGCAAACAAATCGTCTATCGCCTTATACTTTTTGGTTAAAAACCGTTTAGAACAATCGGTCGCCTTTATCTTCTCGTTTTTATCGGAGTCCGACGACAAGTCGTCGCGGGTTTCGCCCAGTTCTCCCTCAATCGCTTTTAGGATATCGGGGGGGATGACGAGAGACGCCATCATTATGCGGACGAGGAGCGAAAACAGTTTTGAGTTGTTGCGACCGCGGATTTTAGAAATACATTCGGACGACGACAGGTAGTTCATCTCGGTCGTGGTTTTGATCCCGTATTCCTCGTTGAAAATATCCATAATCGCCTTCTTGTCCGACGTCAAGTTCTCAATAGTGTTTATCTTCAACGGCAGTCCGTAATCCACGCCGCGATACATTTTGTATTCTTCAAACTTGCGGTTTCTGACGGTTTTATATTTTTTAATATTCTTTTCAATTATACTCTGTAAAAGGCTTATGTGCGTCTCCGTCAAATCGTCCTTGTAAATCCGGAACTCCTCCATTATCTTAACAGCCGACGCAATAGAGAAAATACCGCTCATTTTCTTCTGAAAAAGGTTGATGACGTCCATCGTGGTGGGAATGATGGTATCCAAAAACAGCCTATACTTATCTTCGGGGGTCGTGTATGAGTCGGTCGTGTCCGTTAAACACACCACCTCATTAACCACGTTAAGTATATCCATCTTATACAGTTGCGAGTCGTCGTCGCCGTCGTCGGGTTGAGTCGCATCTGCGTTGAGACCAGCGTAGTTTACGTGGGTGTTGAAATCGTCGATCATTACTCGGTTTTTGCGTTGCGACGACCGAAATAGTTCGAACAGCATTATAGGGGTTTTCGCGTATATGGTTTTATTCATTATATTTGTGGTGGGAAGCGTGGTCTTTGAATACGCCATAACCTGCTGCGGAAGAGTTATGATAGATTTTATGAAAACGGAGTCGTTGGGCGTGATGTTCTTACGCGCAACCCCTATATTTCCGGTTTCCTTTTTCGTATCGACCATCGTGGTAGAACCGAGGTTGAACCGCTGTATAACATACTTTTCGCGAATCAATTTGGAATGCGAGACCACCGACGACTGGAAATCTTCCAAATTGTCTATAACCATATCAATATTAGCCATAACCGTCTTCGTGGGAGACGTAAAAAAACCAGCGGTGAACTCGGGTTCGTGGAAGGGGGTGAATATCCCGTCAACGTCTTTCACGTTCTTTATATATTTAGGCAAATCCCCCACGGACACGTTTTTGGAATAGTCGGTTTGAATTTTCTGTAAAGTGTCAAGTTCATTACCCATATCAATATTAACGAAATCGGAATTTATATACGTATTCACCCCGGAGTTATACACCTTCTTTTTAATAGTGGCGACCGGGATTATCCATTTTATGTCGGTGTTTATTTTATTCAACTTATCCAGCAACGGCTTGAACGTGTCGCCCTTTATGACCATGTTCTTGATATACCCGTTCTCGTCAAACCGAGAATACGACTCTCTCAACTGCCTAAACCTTTCTATTTTACGGTGAATGTCGTCCATAACGTGTTTGGTTCGTTTGCTGTCTGGGATATCCGACAACAGTTCGTCGAGCATATTATTCACCTGTGCCTCAATAGAATATATTTTTTCGCTCGACGAAATCTCCGTTATCTGGGTTATGGTCTCCTCGTCCGTGCCGAATACTATGCTGTCCGCATTTATATACAGAGTGTTAATCGCGTCTTTCAACTGAACGTCGGGGGTATAATCGTCGGGGATAGTTATCACGCTCTCGTTTTTATCATTATACACTATATTAGCAACGGACGACGACTCGGAGGGGTCGGTCTCGGTATCAGTGTCGGGTTTGTCGCTGGGTTTGTCGTCGGCGTCGGTGCCGACATCCACGGGAGTTATGTATTCGTTTTCCTCGTCCACGATTATATCGGGCTGGTCGATTAACTCAATAGCCGTAATAGGTATGTGTTTAGGAATTCCCTTATACTCAAAGTCTATGTAAATGATCTCTTTGCTCGGATACACCGTTAGTTTTATACAGTCGTTTATGACCTCCACGATTTTTCCTGTTATCGTGGTGGGAACGTCTCCGCCAAACGAAATAGTGACCCACTGGGACTCAACCAGCCCGTTATTTACGGCATACCCCTGTTCGTCGCTGCGGGATAGTAGCCGTATTTCGGTTATAGTTTTTTCAACCAACCCCAGTTCCTCGTCTAGGCGGAGACCGATAGTCTCGGCGTCGTCTATGCTCACGATTTTTATTATTTCGGCGTCTATATAATCCACGAAAAACGTTTTCAGGTGGAGTTTTTTATTCTCCACCGCTACAATCTCAATTATATCGCCGTATTCAATAGATATATTCATTCCTATTCCCGCGTCGGTCAAATCGTGCGTAGCCATATCTGTATCTGTACCAGTACCTGTACCTATACCAGTATCTGTATCTTTATTAACTATTTTGTCTTCATTCATTGCGGATTGACAATTATATAAATAATTATATTTATATAATAATGATATTTTTTAATTTAACTAATTTTAAACTATGAGTATTCCACTATGAGTATTCCTAACAATCCATTCTACAATCTAATCCATTCCATCCCAATCCAACTTCGGCTATAACCCGTTATGAATGTCGTAGTTCAGGTAATACAGAAGAACGCTCGGCTCAAGCGTTCGCAAATACTCAAACACCACGGATTTGGTGATGATCTTTTTCTTAATCACGGCGTTGTCCTCGTCTTGTTCGTCTATTTCGGAATTCTCCTTTTTTGTACACGACGGAACGTAATATTTTTTATGTAAATTGAAGATGTGAGACATATACCGTTTAGATATAGGGACTTCCCTATTCTTGAAGACGAAATACTGGACGTATGAGTTATGAACGTCATGAGCAAATTTGGTGTATTGGGTTTTAAACCTGTTAAACACCGACCTGTATCTCGGAAAATGGAACAAGAAATCCTTGACTTTATCCATGCGTAGTAAATGTAAATACTGATACTGAATGTTGGGATTATTACCACGCAACTCCTTTAACTCGGTATATCTCGGGTTTTCAATAACCGTTCGCATACCCGTATTGTTATTCACCATATTAGCACCCACAATAAGCACCGAGGTTTGGGAAGAACCGTATTTATCCTGTATTATATCATACGGAATACCAGACCCCGAGTAGCGGTTATTCTTGGCTACATCAATCACATCGGGAAACTCTATAACGCCGTCAATAAAACAATCCCATTTAGAATACACCGACAGAGGAATATACGCAACCGTGTTTCCCGTTATAGAAAAAACACTCACCAAAACAAGTCTGGGGCGAACGACAGGCAACACTATATGGTTGTCGGGGTGTTGTAGCACGAAAGAATAACAATACGATCTATTCAAAGAATAGATAAATAAACTATTATCGATGTCCGTCTTACTTTCGCTTCGTGGCTCTCGGAGGGCGTCCAAGAACATATTGCGGAACGTGGAATCCTGCGTCTTGACGGAATTGAAATATTCGTTCCTATAATAGTAATAATCCCCCGACACCGACCCCTTTGTAGAAATTTCCCATTTATCAATATCGCCGTTGTAGAACATCGTAATCATGGTTCCCTCCACCGTCTCGGTGACGGTAACCGTTTCCTCCGTATTTTCTTTCGCATTTTTGAATGAGTCAAGCGTAACGGATTTCGGTGGAGTAAAACATAGCAATTTATCGCTCAATCCAGAAAAAATAACCGAACGATACAATCCGTTTTTGCAATCGTCATTACAAATATAGGCGGGGTCGTAGTTAAACAGGCGATAATCGTAACCGTCAACAACACATTTCTTACACTTGATAATACCCGAAGCGTCGGGGATATTCACGACGGTCTCTACGTTATTAGGGGCGTTTATTGATTCAGTCATATTATATATTATTGCCTATGATAGTATATTATACTGTAATAGTTCTTTAAGTAGTTTTTTTTTAACAATATATTATATTTATTATTATATTATAATGTTGTGGTAGAATTAAAACGCCTATAAAATATTTTTATAAAATTGATTTAATATTTAACCTGCGATATAATATCTTATCGGCATGGAAAATGTTGTTATTTGCGGAGAGTGTATAGTTGTTAAGAAAAAACCTAAAAAATTATGCGAACACGAAGGGTGTAATAAACAACCGAATTTTAATAATCCAAATGAAACAAACGGAAGATTTTGTTTTAGTCATAAAGAACCAGAAATGGTTAATGTTGTATCAAAAAAGTGCGAACACGAAAATTGTAATAAACAACCGAATTTCAATAACCCAAATGAAACTGTCGGAAGATTTTGTAACGGTCATAAAGAACTTAATATGATTAATGTTGTATCAAAAAGGTGCGAATACGAAAATTGTAATAAAATACCAATTTATAATAACCCGAATGAAACAAACGGAAGATTTTGTGCAGAACACAAGCAACCAGAAATGGTTGATGTTAAATCAAAACGGTGCGAACACAAAAATTGTAATAAAATACCGAATTTCAATAACCCCGATGAAACAATCAGGAGATTTTGTAATGAACACAAGCAACCAAATATGGTTAATGTTAAATCAAAAAAGTGCGAACACGAAGGTTGTAATAAACAACCATGTTTTAATAACCCGAATGAAACAAACGGAAGATTTTGTGCAGAACACAAGCAACCAGAAATGGTTGATGTTATATCAAAATGTTGCGAATATGAAGGTTGTAATAAAAGGTCGTATTTCAATAACTCAAATGAAACAAGTGGAAGATTTTGTAAAGAACATAAAGAACATGATATGGTTGATGTTAAACACAAAAGGTGTATTCATGAATGGTGTAATACATTTGTAAGTAATAAAAATTACGAAGGATTTTGTATGCGTTGTTATATTTATAAATATCCTCTTAAACTTGTATCCCGTAATTATAAAACGAAAGAGTTCACAGTTGTCGAGTTCGTAAAAACCAATTTCCCCGATTATGAATGGGTTGCGGATAAAATCGTTCAGGACGGGTGTTCGCGTCGCCGACCAGATTTATTGCTGGATTTCGGTGATTTTATTCTTATTATTGAGGTCGATGAGAACCAACATATTGACTACGACATTTCTTGCGAAAATAAGCGTACTATGGAGATTTCTCGTGATTTGGGACACCGTAATATCGTATTTATCAGGTTCAACCCCGACGATTATATGATAGGAAATGAAAAGATTACGTCGTGCTGGGGAGCAAACAAAACTGGTATTTTTGCGGTTAAAAAGTCAAAGACGAAGGAGTGGGGCGAAAGACTGAACGCCCTTAAAGAAAAAGTCAAAGAATGTTTAGAGAAAAAATGGTCGGATAAGATGATTGAAACAATTCCTCTGTTTTACGACAAAAAATAAAATTCATTTATCGTTATATAGTTTTATCAATATAGTATATATTATCAAATATTTTAAAAATAATGTTAGACGAGTACATAGAAATTTCACCCGAAGAAAAAAAAAATATTATTTACGAAAGAAACACGGTTTGTACCACATTCGGACATCGTAAATCGGTGTATTGCGATTTTATCGCGAGTGGATTAGCCTCGAAATTTGTCGAAGATTATATTAAAGACAACATTTTTTCTAAATATAGTAATACGCACTCGAACTCCACCAATGGTATCTGTATGAAAACCGAAATATCGGACACCCGCGACGTCATTAAAACTGAATACGGGTTAGACGATTCGTACGAAATACTATTCAAAGGGTTTGGGTCTACGGATTGCATAAACTTCTTATTAAATTGTTTAGAGTACTCAAAATATTGTAAAGTGTTCTGCTTTATTTCGATGTACGAACATTATAGCAACCATCTCCCTTTCGTGGAATTGACTAAAACCAATAAAAATATTGAACTGATTATTATACCTAATGATTTAAACACGAACGAGGTGGACACAGACTGGTTTAGCGAAAAGGTCAAAGATATTATAAAACACGCAAACAAAAAAACGAAAACGCTAATTTTAACAAGCGTTATTCACTGCTCAAATCTCACAGGATACTATTTACCCATAAGTAAAATAAAAGCGGTCATCGACAACATCAAACATAAACAGATCACGAAATACCTCTTCGTCGACGCGGCGTGTTCCTCACCATACGAGAAAATAGACGGATCGCTATACGACGCCATGTTCATCTCGCCCCATAAATTTATTGGGGGGGTCGGCACACCCGGGCTACTCATAGCGAAAACGTGTTTATTTCACAAAGATCATCCTATGACGCCCGGCGGGAGTTGCACAAAGTCCACAAAAATAAATAAAATAGAATATTCAAAAGACATCGAAGTTAGGGAGTCGTCGGGAACGCCCAACATAGTGGGAATTATAAAAATCGGAACGGCGTTAACGCTGAAAAAAACGTATCAGCGGATCATAGAAAACAACGAGTCCGTGTTGAGTAATCTGGTTATTAAATATAGTTCTTTCTTAAAAAATAGATTTAATAATACCCATAATATATTTATGGTTGAATATGCGGACAACGTTAAGAGAATGCCTATACTGTCGTTCTCCGTTAAAAATATACACAATAACCTGATTGTGGTTTTGCTTAACGACATTTTCGGCATTCAGATAAGAGGAGGTAAGATGTGCGCCGGGATACTGAACGACCATTTTAAAAATTTATACGACAACGACGGATTTTGCAGGGTGTCATTTCACTGGACAATGGCAAAAACCGATATAATATACATACTGAACGCGATAGAATACGTCATCGACCACTGCGACACGTTCAAACACTATTATTACTATAACGATAACGATAACCTGTTTTTTATGAAGGATAACTATAAAAAGATCGTGGGGGCGGACTGCTGAATAGGGCGGACGTTTAGACTGACGTAAAATTCATATACATCTCGGAGAGTTTGCTTAAATTTTGAACGTAGGTGGAAATGTGGGTCTTGTTCTTTTCGCTCAACGATTTAATGGTGTTGCGAACGTTGTCTATTATAGACAAAATGTTATCCTGATCCGGGTTCAACGATAGATCTGTGCTGTAGTCCTTGTTAAAGAAGAAATCCATATCCCCCAACTCTATACTTTCCCTGTACTTCAAATAAATTGAGTTATACCATATTTTAATAACGGTTCGAGGGCTTGACATATTCACCAGCCCGAGCGTCTTCTTTGACATCTGTATTTGCGTATTTTCGGGAAATACCTCCGCTATATCGTTTATAAATTCACGGAAAACTATGTTAAACGTGTCTAATACTGCGGTTTTTTCACTCATCTATTAATATATTATATATCGTGTATGTGTTGCGTATGTGTAAATAATATACGTCGACGTCTTTATATTATTTAATTATACATTCATTATGCGAATCTTTACGCTTTATATGGTTTTTGGCATTTCGGGGATTTCCGTGTTTCGCTGTTGCTGTAACGTATCTATGGTGACCTTGTCGGACAGTTTGTCTGGCTTGTAGGTGTCTTCCGGCGTTTTTATGCGGATATTACCATACATATCGTTTATAGACGCATAGTGAGTGGTGTTGTCGGGCGGGGTTTGGGTCTCGGCGTTGTTGGAATACGACGTATATTGATCCGACACAACGTTGGAATAATGCGACGTGGTTTGAAGAAATACGCCGGTGGGTTCGGTTGCCTCGTTCATCGTGGACGGAGAATCCGCGTCCCCCCTCCCCTGTAAAAGTTCGGAGTTTATGTATCCTATAATATCCGCATCGCCCATTATCAACGAATATTTTTTTTTAACACACAGTAAAGACGGGACAGATGATATGTTTGGGGGGATATTAACTTGTTTGCCGTTGTCTAACGTAATTTTTATTATACCGGTGTCTGCGTCTTTCTTTCGTTTATCCACGCATATACAATTCAAACTTTCCGACAGGCTGTTTTTTGTTATATACTGTAAGACCTTTGTGCTGTGCTTACAGTAATTGCTATAATACAGAATATCCATAAATCAAATAATAATATAATACGTTGCGATTTGATTCTTTAATGTTTTACGATTACGACTAATTAATTATTTATTATGGCATAAATGATATAAACACAATATTTTTATACATTAAATATCAATTAATAATATAATATGGGGAACTTGATAAATAATGTTGCGTCTTTGTTCTTTATTGAAACCTACGAGAACCACGAAGAAAAACAATACTTGACGGCTATAAAGAACATTTTAGAAAACGGGTACGACGAAACTGGTCGAAACGGACAAACCCGCTCTATATTCGGGGACTGCTCCATGAAGTTCAGTTTGAAAAACGGAAGAATGCCTATACTGACGACGAAAAAAATGGCTTGGAAAACGTGTTTGCGAGAACTGCTCTGGTTTATTCACGGAAGCACCGATAATACGCTCCTCAACGCCCAGAACGTTCATATATGGGATTTGAACTCCACCCGAGAATTTTTGGATAAACGGGGGTTATCCAAATACGACGACGGAGATATTGGACCCATGTACGGGTTTCAATGGAGACATTACGGTGCTAAATATTACGGGTGCAAATACAATTACGAAAACGAAGGGATCGACCAACTGCAAAACATAATAGATTTGTTAAAGAACCCAGAAACACGGTCGTCGAGGCGGATACTTATGACTGCGTGGAACGCGAATGAGTTGGATAATATGACGTTATACCCGTGCCACGTATTGTGTCAGTTCAACGTTCAGGACGGGAACAAATTAAGTTGCGCGTTCTATCAGCGGAGTTCGGATATGTTTTTAGGAAAGCCGTTTAATATAGCGTCTTATGCGTTTTTAACGCATCTACTCGCCAAACACTGCGGTTTGGAAGCCCACGAACTGTTTTGTTTTAACGGGAACTGCCATATATACGATTCGCACTTGGACGCGGTGAAAGAACAACTGACGAGGGAGGCGTTCCCGTTTCCAACAATAGAAATAGACAGTATAAGGGAAAACATCAACGACTATACCGTTGATGATTTTATTATCAGAAATTACAAGTGCCACCCGCCTATAAAGGCGTTGATGGTTGCGTGATCCCGAGTCTATGTGTCGTTGATTCCCAGACACATATTATACTGCAGTCTGCTGAGGAAATATATAACGAGGTAGATCGTGAATGCGACGAACGCGTTGATTCCCTCTTTCACGCCGAACGTTTTCTTGTCTTTGGTGAAAAGCATCAAATACGTCGTTGTTGTAAAAATCAATATCATTGATATTAGACCAACCAGCGAAATGGCGTAAAACATATTACAGTAGTCTTTTCCCAGAGGACCGAACAGTTTATCTTCCAAATACCCCATAATAAATTAATTAATTAATTATATATCTATAATTAGAAAATAAAATTATAAATATATAGTTCCATTACGATATAAAAACGTTGTATTATATATATAATACTACCATTAATACCATAGAATGGAGGACGAATCAGTATGGAAATTGATAGACACGTATTTTAGAGACAACCCTCAGGCGTTGGTTAGACACCACGTGGAGTCCTACAACGATTTCTTTAAAACTGGTATCTATCAAATATTCAAGGAAAAGAATCCTATTAAAATACAGTCGGGGTTCGACGAAGCGTTAGGCGATTATAAGCATAAGTGTATAATGTATTTCGGCGGAAAAGACGGAACGAAGTTGTATTTCGGCAAGCCGGTATTATACGAGAACGAGAACGCCGCCAATCAAGACGCCGCCAACGCCGGGAGTAGTTCGAGGTATATGTTTCCCAACGAGGCGAGGCTTAGAAATTTGACGTACGGAATGTCTATACACTACGACATAGATATTGAGTTTATAGATATTTTGGAGAACGGCGAAAAACCGACCATCATCGGCGGCGAATTTTTAAAAGAGGTTGACGGCGGCAATATCGAGGTTTTAACCGGCGGCGAACACGACAGCGTCGACGACGACGACGAAGGTAACGGCAGTTATAAAAAGGGGGGTGCACCCAAGAAAAAGGCTGCCCCCCCCGCCAAGGAAGCGTATAAAATCACCCCGAAGGTGTCCGAAATGCTGAAAGAGATCGCCGAAAAGTCGGTAATGGAGTCCTCGGCGGACGGAGAAAGCGGAAACCGCGTTTTTCAAAAGCGGATGCACAGTTTGGAGAAGATATACCTCGGGAAATTCCCTATAATGGTTCAGTCGGATTTCTGTATATTGTCCGGAATGAATAAAGAGTTGAGGTTCGGCGTAGGCGAATGCAGAAACGATATTGGCGGTTATTTTATAATCGACGGAAAAGAGAAAACCGTAGTTCCTCAGGAAAAGTTTGCGGATAATATGCTATACATAAAACACGTTGACGGAGACGACTACCTCTACTCTGCGGAGATACGCAGTATATCGGAAAATATATCAAAGCCCAACCGAACGTTTTCGGTTAAACTCGTGACGCCTACGTCCAAATACACAAACAAGAATATCGTGGTGAACATCCCCAACGTTCGAAAGCCTATCCCGCTGTTTATTGTATTCAGGGCGTTGGGGGTGGTAAGCGACAAGGATATTATCACGATGTGTCTTTTAGATATTGAAAAGTATAGTAATATGATGGACGCCTTCGTTCCGTCCATTCACGACGCGAGTATAATACTAACGCAACAGGCGGCGATAAAATATATCGCCACTTTCACCAAAGGAAAAACGGAGAGCTACGTTCTGGAAATTTTATCGGACTTTTTCTTGCCTCATATCGGCGAGATAAACTTTAAACAGAAGGCGTATTATCTGGGGTATATCGTGTTCAGGCTTCTTTCGGTGTATATGGGTATGGATATACCAACGAACCGCGACAATTTTAAATATAAGCGTGTTGAAATAATAGGGTCGCTTCTGTCGGATTTGTTTAGGGAATATTATACCATCCAGAGCAAGGAAATTTATCTGGAGTTCGAGAAGACGCTATACTTTAACGAAAAGTTGTACGGTTCAAATTTATTCGGGTTGATAGACAATAACTACAAAGAGGTTTTCAAGCAGCGGTCGTTGGACGACGGGTTCAGGAAAGCGTTCAAAGGAAACTGGGGGGCGTATTCGCACACAAAGCGGATTGGTATAATACAGGACTTGAACCGTCTTTCGTTTAACTCGGTGATTACGCATTTGCGAAAGGTGAATCTTCAAATGGATAGCAGTAATAAACTGGTAGAACCCCACGAGCTGCATTCGTCCCAGTGGGGGTTTATCGATCCGATGGACACGCCAGACGGCGGGAATATCGGTCTTCATAAAAGTTTGGCTATAATGACGCACATAACTCTCGGAATACCCAGAGAACACGTTATAAAGTGGGTGAGGAAGAACGTGATAATTAAATTGGTCGAGGAGTGTTCCCCCGCCGAGTTGTCACATATGACAAAGATATTTGTGAACGGGTTGTGGCTGGGCGGGATAGAACTCGAGCCGACCGAAACGCCTATGGACGTCGTCGCAAAAATAAAAAAGTATAGACGCAATTCGCTTATACCCATTTACATATCCGTATCGTTCAGCCCCGCCCAAAACACCGTATTCATATACAGCGACGCCGGAAGAATGACTCGCCCCGTTTTATACAAAGACGAGGAAACGGGGTATATAGGAGATTCTAACCGGTATTTAACCGAGAATTTTAACAGCACCTATACGTGGAACGAACTCATCAGCGGGTTCAACCCCAAGAAAATAGACGGGTTTGACCCAAATAAGCCCAATTTTTACGAGTTATACGAATTATACGAGGACGTTGATAAGGAAAACAACCCGAACAAAATAGAGCGGTTTGTCACCAAGAAGGCGGTGATAGACTATATAGATTCGAGCGAAACCGAGAATATCCTTATATCTTTCAATAAAGAGGACTACGACAATAATAAGAGGATGCGGTACACCCACTGCGAAATACACTCGTCTCTTATTTTAGGCGTAATGTGTAACCAAATCCCGTTCCCCGAAAATAATCAGTTGCCCCGCAACGTGTTTTCGTGCAGTCAGAGCAAACAGGCGTGTTCGCTGTATCATTCAAACTATAACGTGAGGATGGATAAAACCGCCCTCGTGCTTAACTACGGCGAAGTGCCGTTGGTGAAAACCAGATACATGAAATATCTAAACGGCGAGGAAAATCCCTACGGAGAAAACGTCACGGTCGCTATAATGTCCTACACGGGGTACAATATGGAGGACTCCATATTGTTTAACGAGGGGTCGCTGAAAAGAGGGTTGTTCAGGACGAGTTATTTTTCCTGCTACGAACTTCACGAAGAAACGAACAACTCGTCCGAGGTCACCATAGAGAAACGGATTGGAAATATAGAAGAACTGGGGAATGTCATCGGGACAAAGCCGGGGTTCGAGTACGGTAAATTAAACAAATACGGGATTATCAACGAAGGCGAACAGGTGAACGATAAGACTATATTGATAGGTATGACCGAATCGTCCTCCGACAACAAGGAGGTTTTCACGGACAACTCCAAAGTCCCTAAAAAGGGGCAACTCGGGATAGTGGATAAATCTATAATGATCGAGGGAGACGAGGGGCAGCGCATCGCAAAGGTTCGGCTGATCGAGCAGCGTATTCCTAATTTAGGAGATAAATTTGCGTGTTCTCTCCCCACTCAGCAGATATTGACCGACAAGGGGTGGGTTTATATGATTGACGTAGATGTTTCAGAACATAAGGTGGCGACGATAGACGAGAGCGGTAATATGTTGTATGAGCATCCCAAAACCAAATTTGAATACGAATTCGGCGAAAACGTCGATCCATCCGGCGACCCGGTATTTTCAACACATCTTTACAGTATAAAAACGGATACTACCGAAATGGTATGCACCTTAACCCATAATATGTATGTATCCGATGAGGTGAGCGGAGGCAAACCCAGATCTACCGAAAAAACGCCAGTTGAATTTACCCTGACTCCGGCATATACGATTATAGGAAAGCCCGTTTTGTTTAAAAACACCCTTAATAATACTTACGATAATTTAAACACGGTTATTGTTGGTGGCACGGAATACGAAACCACCAACTGGTTGTCGTTTATTGGCGTATTGATAAGTTCTGCGAGTGTGCGGGGAAACTGTGTTATTTTTCCTAATAATATTATCGGTTATACGCTGAATGCGATGAATGTAGAGTATGGTTACTCTGTGGATAAAAACGAAATCTTCGTGGATATTGAAAGATACTCGGGTATTTTCAAGAGTTTTATAGACGAGGACACGCAGACCATAATCCAGTCTATTCCCGACTACATATGGAAATGTTCTAAAATCCAGTGTATAAAGTTGTTGGACATGCTGGATTGCTACAATATTCATAATAAAAATAAAATGGAGAACGCCAGATTGAAGGACAAGCCCAACTATATCACATACACGACCGACAGTATAAGTGTCGCAAACGACATTAGCAGGTTAGCGATTCACTGCGGGTATTCGTGCCATATCCGCAGTATGAGCGAGTACGAACCCGACCAACCGCAGTTTAGGGTGTTCATAAATAAAAACACCTCACACCCCACAAACATATCGACGCACGAACCTCGCGTTAATGCCAACCGCAACCGCAACTACAACGGAAACGGAAACGGAAACGGAAACGGAAACGGAAACAGATTATCGATTGAAGATTTCCGAGAGTATACATTAAACCGATTAACTAAAACCGAGAACACCGCCGAAACTATTATTCCCTACGATGGGAAGGTTTATTGTATAGAGATGCCGACGACCAACACATATTTTTTCAGGGAGAACACATTTTCGCAGCCGATGATGTCTGGAAATAGCCGTATAGGGCAAAAGGGCGTGTGCGGGTTATTAATCCCAGAGTCAGATATGCCTTTTACGAAAGACGGGATGCGTCCTGATATAATCATAAACCCGCATGCGATTCCGTCGAGAATGACGATAGGGCAACTGCTGGAATCTATTATGGGTAAAGCGTGTGCCGGGTTCGGTTCTTTTGGAGAATGCACCGCATTTACGAATAAAGGGTCTAAACACGGAATGTTTGGAGAACTTCTGGTTGAAACCGGGTTTCATTCGAGCGGTAACGAGATACTGTATAACGGAATGGACGGAACGCAGGTGGAGATGGAGATATTCGTTGGACCCACGTATTATATGAGGTTGAAGCACATGGTTAAGGACAAGATAAACTATCGTCCTCAGGGACCTCGGTCTGCTATAACCCGTCAGCCAGTGGGCGGACGAGCGAACGACGGCGGACTCAGAATCGGGGAAATGGAACGCGATTCGCTGTTGTCGCACGGTATTACCGAGTTTTTGAGGGAGTCTATGTTAGACAGAGGCGATAAATTTTATTTGGCGATTTGTAATAATACGGGTGCGACGGCTATTTACAACTCCGCCAAGAATTTATTTATGAGTCCTATGTCGGACGGTCCAGTGAACTTCACGATTTCTCCGGATAATTTAACTATGAATTTACAGCACATAACCAAGTATGGTCGCAGTTTCAGCATAATATGTATTCCCTACGCGTTTAAACTGTTGATGCACGAATTACAGGCGATGAACATACAACTTCGTATTATAACCGAGGACAACATAAACCAGTTTGACAATATGAACTATTCAACGAACATAGACGATCTTTTGAAGACCCCCGACGCGTCTCCCACCGAAATCGTTAATTCTATAAAGAAAAAACTAACGTCCAGCAGTTACGTCGTAAGCGAGACCGACCGAGAGATGGGTTCGTTGGGCGGGGTTAATCCTAAAAGCGGTAAAAAGAAAAAACTGCGTATACTGGAAGACGACGCCGGAGATACGGACGCCGGAAATATTGGTATTGCCGTAGAGGACAGCGGCGATTTATTTGATTTGAATATAGACGGGTTTGAAGAAGGCGAGACGGACAATAATGGAATACCGGAGTTTTCCGGAGATAAGCCAGTGGCTATACGAAGCGGGAACCCAGAACACGCGGGGTTGTGGCGTATAACTCACGCGGGGTCTAAATTTTACACGGTGTCCCCGATAATAGAGGCGAACGAACAATTTGAAAGAAGCGTTCAGGTGGTGGACAGAGACCAGTTGTACGATCCCGCCCACTATATTTCGCCGTCTAACCCCGAGACAGGGAACGGCGTTGATATGAATGGTAATATGGGGGTTCAGGGAATGGTTAATATGCCGCAGTACAATAAACCGGTCGATCAAAAAATTAATGTGTTTATCGGGACTGGAAGCCCGGGAGATTCGGCTATAACCGACGCAGGAAACACGTATGGTTCTCCCCAGCCCGGAAACATAGAATCCGTTCCAGTAATGCCGTCATCACCTGAACCCAGCAATACCAACGTGGATTTATCCGAATCAATAGGGAAAGGCAACAATATCGTCGTCAAGAAAATGGCATAGTGTGTGAATACAAATACTAAGAACGTTAATATAAAAAATTGATTTAAAACAGTATAGACGGATCAATATATAATATATATTATATAGTCGGTGTTATACAAGAATGTCTTACAACACGAACAGCCGAATTTTGAGTTTATACAAGTCCAGAAAGACCATTATAGAGTTATTGGAATATTCTGGGTTTGATGCGGATGAGTATACGGGGTTTAACATTAATGAAATAGACGTAATGTTTAAAAATTATCAGTTGGATATGTTGATGGTTCATCCAGCAACAAATAAAAAAACGTATATAAAGTATTACTGTTCACCGAAACAGACTATAAAGCAGATCCGTCCCCAGATATTGGATAATATCGTTGAGGACCTGTATGTGTTGGAGAACGTTTTAACAAAGGAGGACACGCTTATTGTAATCATCGAAGACGAGCCGAACGACACAATTGTGGAACATATGAAGTATTTATATCACCGCGACGAAATATTCGTGGTTATACACAACATGAAGCGTCTTCAGTTTAATATGCTGAACCATTCGCTCGTGCCTAAGATGACGATCCTTACGGAAGCGGAAGAAACCGAGTTTATGAATACGTATAAAATTACGGATAAGACCAAGATACCCGAGATTTCTCGGTTCGACCCTCAGGCGTTGGCGTTGTGTATTCGCCCGAATAAAATATGTAGGATTGAGAGGGACAGTTTAACGTCTCTTAACTATCTATATTATAGAGTGGTGACCGCAGATTAAATCGTGTGGTGGATTTATATATTCTAATTAACAAATTTATAATAAATATACACATATATATTATAACGGTATAGCGGTAAATGGAATCGTCGTATTCAAATAAAGAATTAGATCCGAAAGGGTATAGCCCTAACGATTTTTATTGGGTGTCCGTGGTGGATAAACTGAATTCTCTGGATTGTGCAGCAGAAACCAAGTCCGCCGAGACGATAGACTGCGGAAAATCAACCATCACCGAGACACAGGCGACGACGTGTTATAACTCGCAGTTGTGTAAGAACAAACAGTTATCGGAATGGCTGAAAGACGTGCAGAAGACCCATTCCGGGTCGGACGTTAGATACAAGGATATACGCGATACGTACACCTTGGAGATACGGAAGAGCATAAATTTAGTGTTAGGAATTATACTGATGATCCTCTTTATCGTTTACTCTATTTCTAAAAAATAAGTTGCAACGTGTTGTTGAGTTGATGGGATTGCGAAAGCCGAGTAATACACTTAATCGGGACTAACCAGAACTTAACAAAATATTACACTACACTTACGATATTATATTTGTATATAGTATAATATCGCATCGGAGGTTCGTAAAGTTTAAATTCTACGATGAATATATTTTCCGAACAGAATAACGTGTTTAAATCGGTTAAGGCGTACAATAGCACATATCTTAACAACGACCTTACAAGCGACAAGACCCCCATATCGGATACAGAACTAAAACAGTATATTTTCAAGCTCCAGACCGAAATATCAAATTTAAAGAAAACGTCGGCGTCAAAGACCCACGCTGAATATGACAGAGCACTTATTAAACTAATAGCCGATTACAGAGAGATGGCTAACCAGCGTGCGGATCTTGACGTTCGGTTGGAGGAGTTGTACGACATGAACTCGTCTAAACGCGCTTTATCGAAACGAGAACTGGATTCCAGCATGTATGCGAACATTTTATGGACGATTCTGGCGACGTTGATTATTTACGTGGTGTTCGTGTATCTTTAATCTTTAAGGTTGTTGTCTTTAACAACATAATTACTTGTTTGGGAGTAATAAATTCACCACGTATAATATTGTAATATAATTAAATATTATACACACGTAAGATACATTTATTTTTTTAATTTCTAATAATAATACACATATAATATATAATTATGGCTACCAGCGGAACAATACAAGAATATTCAACAAGTATCACCGAAGATGTGACCGACTATTATAATAAACACAAATATATAGAGTTTAAACCCGACCCGACGCTGGTTATGAAAAACAATCTACCCAGCGTCACGACCCGGTCGCAACTCGGGTTAATGGCTCAAACAACCGAGTATGGAACAGTCATGCCTGTAAAAATGGCTCTCTTTGACGAAAATTTATACAATATGGATACGGCTACGTACAACACGTCTTTGTATTTTTCCAAAATGAAAAAGGAGGAGCAGGAACTTATCCGTTCGGGAGCCACGGTTATAAACGAGATAGACGGGTTGAAGAATGTGTTTAAACCCGGGTATTTGATGTCGGTCGAGGATTTTTTAAAATCGCAGTACTATAACGAGTATCAAACGGAATCGTTTGTGTCGGGTTCGGCGAACTCGACGCCGACCGCAACGGGACGAGGCGACGATTTTTCCATTATAGACGTAATCGCAACCAAGTTCAAGGATATTATCTGGAATTACGACGCACCCGCAACGGCAGACGTGGAGACTGGGACTATCAAGGAAGGAATGGACTCAGGACTGACCTATAAGGCGTATTCTGGATACGTGGATAAGCAGGTTTCTAATAAAAATTATTTCAACGATAAATCATTAAAGACGTCGGGCGGAAAGCCTATAACGGGCGTCGCAACGAACTTCGACGGAATCAATAAAATTACTAAAAACAAGGTGACCGGTTCAACCACGATCACGATGACGACACTGACTGGGTATTTATTTACGGGCAATAAAGCCGGTGTTTGGAAATTTTCAATTAATTCAGACGATATGAGCGTGTTGATTATAACCGATACGAACGGCGTCGCCGAATCAGCCAGTTTTGGTTCGCCGCAGGTTAAGTTGAAAATAGAAAATAGGGGGCTTCACGGAATGAGAGAAAAAATCGGGGAGGTGTCTCTATTAGCAAACCGATACTACAAGGTTGATATAACAACTGGAAATAACTACGGACCCGGAGATTTAAAATTCAAGTTCAGCCCACCCGGTCATGTGGACACATGGACCGAAAAAAAACGATACGGTAATCGCAGGATCAGTAAAAAGTACAGGTATATAAAGCACACCGCAACCAAATGGATAACCAACGCCGACGGGTATTTTTACACGGCTGTTCCGCAAGCGAGTTTTGTGTCGTTTGACCCGTCCGCTTTAAAACCGTACGACAACTCCGCGGTGTTAGCAAAGTTGTACGAATCCGCAAAAAACGCCGCGATGTCCGCAGTGTCGTCATTAACCGCCTCGGCGTCCGTTAAAAAACCCACCACGTTTGTGGTGGCTAACCCCGCCGTTCCTGGCGGGTTGATGACGATATTTCCCAAAATATCCACTGGACACAACAACATAACGAAAACGGGTAATTTTAACTGGTTGGACTGGAGCAGAATATCGCCGAAAGCCGAGTTGTCGGCGGAATGGTTCGGGTACTTGAAGGCTAACGTTTCGGGAAAGTATTACATCAATATTTACAGCAACCGACCCCATATTAGCAATCTTTGGATAGGAGATAACGCACTGGTTAATTATACCGCCAAGAACGCCGACATACACAACGTCGGTGCTATGGATTCAACTGGTATGTATTTAAAGGGAGAGCAGAACCGGATGTCAAGCGAGATAGACGTCGTGGCGGGGCAGTATTATCCAGTTAGAATCCAGTATTCGCAGGCTGCGCTGACCATGTTATACAACTTCAACGTGTATATATTAAAGATGGAAGGGGACGGGTCAAAGGGTAAAGTGGGAAATTCGACGGCGTATTTTTGTTCTCTCACGGACAGAAACAACCTGAATTACGAACCTATACAGATGGCGATGGCGTTGCGAAACGATAAAGGCGAAAAGAACCCCGCCCTGTTCAACTGCTACGTGTCTCCTCTCAACACGAGTAATAACTATAAAAACAACGAAAATATACGAAAATCCAGAGGGCAGGATTCTAAAATATTCAAGTCGTTTATTTTGACGCCTAAAGACGGAGTCGGCAACAGCAAACCGAAATTGACCCTCACCTCCAACGGCGATTTGGTTTTTAACAACGGGGTGAGCAACCGCAGTATAACCGGGAGTAGTCTGGATAACGGTAAAGGTTCGGTTGAAAATACGAATTGCAGTAAATTGTGCTCTTTACCCGAGTTCAACTCCAGAAGTAAAGTGGTTGTTCCCGGAACACCAGTTATGACCGATATTGGTATTTATAATTTATCTGTCAAAGAAAACAAAAACGGGACAGGCGAGGAGTTGCTGGGGAAGTTCGTTAAGGTGACCCAGTCTAACAAATCACACAAATCGGTGAACTATATATCCATTTATTTAGAAGTTGACAAGACCAACTACGAATTGTATTATTCGGGCATAAACAACGACCCCAAAGTCGTATCTAAAAAGGACACGCTGGATTCGTGTTATGTATTTTACTCCATAGGAAAGAACGGAACCAAGGAAACCGTTCAACTTACTTATGTTTCCTCAAAAAAGGTTTTCGCAAAAACCATTAGTAACTACAGCGCCGCAAAAGCACAGTATGACTCGGCACAACCGTCAACCAGCAGTCCATACGAAAAATATAAGAAGGATTATCAGTCTGCGATGGACACCGACGCTCAAGAATGCATCAACGCCGCCAACACGGGGTGTAATTTTTATGCGGGTGTGTCCAACGACGGAGAAATATTTATTACTAACGGGATGGGAAAATCGGTGTGGGGGTCTAAAAATCCCGGTAAGTTAGTTGAAAAACTGGGGGCGTCGTACAGCCCCGCAATGCCCTCTACGAATATGTTAAAATCCGTTAGCGAATGGCTGACCCACGCAGATAAGTTAAATAATTATTATATTTATTCTGCGTCCTACGCCGACCCGTTCGACAATACCAAATTTTTATCCACGTCCATCGGAAAAGGACAAAAATACGAGGTGCTGTATTCGCCCAACGGAAAGTATAAACTGACTCTTGAAAACGGAATTCTCGAACTGAAATACGCCGTTAATGGAGACGCATACACAAAGTATTATACGGACAACGATGGTTCCGAGTCGTTCATGCTCCATATTGTCACGGCTGACGAAAAAATAGGAAACGTGTATTTAGCAAACACCGACGATAAAACAATGTACGAAATGAAAAACGACAAAGATAAGATTCTAAAATACGCCAAGACCTTTACCAAATCCGCCGCTTCTGCGGATTACCAATACCCCCCATACAACTCAAGTTCGTCGGCGATCAACTCCACGGACTATAGCAAAACCCTGAAATCAAAAGCCGCATGCGAAGCCTCGTGCGCCGGGTCGGATTCGTGTACTCATTATTATTCCTATACCACGAAAGATAATAAAACTTGGTGTATGGCGAACACCGACAAATCTCCCGAACAATACTATAACAAAATACCAGAACTAAAATCCTCCAATTTATATATACGCGATAAAATGCTGGATTCAACGTGTAGTTATAGCGACGACAGATGCGGCAAGTATAAGAACGTGTCTTTGCTGACAAACAGCAGTTCCAACACGAACGCCACGTTCGACGGGTATAATAAAGATTACGACGTGGTAAATTCGCGTGAATTGGGATACGGTCAGGTCGAAGATCCCACGTCGGAGGGGGCGTGTGGAGTGCCGCGCATTTACGGTCGCCTCGCCAATTTAGTCGGACCAGAAAAAAAGGTGGGCGATTATAAATTTAACACGACCGGTTGCACCGAAGGATTCGATACTCTTGGCGGCAACGACACAGCCAAGCCAGTTATTGAGGGGATGAACGTGACGGGGTACAACGAGTCTAACAGTTGTAAACTGGTGAATGAATACAGCAATAGTATAGACATCGACCCTTCTAAATTTACTTCAATGTTGGATAACTGCAGAGCGGATTTGTTAAAAAACGTCGGGTCTATTGAAAGTTACTGGACCGAGTTCAACAAAGACAACGCCAAGATTAACAATTACTATAATGATATATCGGGTGGCGTGGGGACAATAAACACCAAGTATCCGGTTATAAATAACGAGGAAACTACGCCGAATCCGACTAACTACGACTCAATTGATTTTTCTGGAAACCTGCTGTTGTCCGACGAACTTAAACCGTCCACGAGTTTGAAAGACGGGAGGATGAAGGACGAGCAGGAAAATATCACGCAGGAAATAATACTGTATATGGTTAGCATTATGGCGTTAATCGCCGTGCTGCTTTTTTTAATTTTCACCACGTCGTCTTTGTAGTAATATACAATAATTACGAAATACGAATTACGAAATAATAATTACGAAAGAACGACACCGAGAAATTATAATTGTGCGTGTGTATAAAATATATATAATTCTATTATATAGAAATAATAGAAATATACGATGAGTAGTGTTGCAAATGGTAATGATATATCAACGTTGTTGGACGTCCAGAAAAATTATATCACAAGTTTAAACGTGAACTCCGCTGCTCCCGACGAGATCGCCATTAAACTAAACACCCTTAACGACAATCTGGCGGGGTTGAGTTCAAGTTTAGCGAATAACTCCACCGCCTACATTCTCACGGGGCAGAACACCGTCAGCGATATAGTTTCGCGAGAAAAGGACAGGTTGAGCAAAAAAGAGCATAGCATAGAACTCGCGGAATCCGGAAAGAACAGGGTTATACAGCTGAACACCAACTACAAAAAGCGGATTGAGGCGTACAACAGCATCATATTTTCGCTTATCATTTCAATAATACTGTATATAGGGCTTCTCGTCCTGAAACAAATGAAGGTTATCCCCGACGTTATAATGACGACGCTCTTTATCGTTCTCATCGCCGCCGCAATTATCTACTGCGTCAAAAAATACATAACGATAGTGTTTAGAGACAGTATTTATTTCGACGAGTTGAACGGCGACTCGATCTTTTTCAAAACGCCGGAGAGTATCCTTAAAGATATAAGCAACGGGTCGCTCGTCGCCGGAACCAGCAACGGTATTAGCATCACTGGGTTAGACATCGACACCGATTTTTGTCCCACGGCGTCGTCCTACTGCTCTACGGGCACGGTGTGGGACTCCACCGAGAGCAAATGCGTGGTTGATACCGACTCGTTCGTGTCAACCACGACCGACGTCAATAGTAAATTAATCACGCCGTTCTCTTTAAGCGAATACTCGTCCTATTCCAAAAATAAGTAGTTTGCGACGATATTCTTTTATGGTTCTGCTGGATGGGTTGTGATGGATACCGCGACATATTACAACAACTCGTGTTTTCGTATAGGTTATTATGCTATATATTTTATTTTATTTTCACAATATAAAATATACACGTCAATAATGGGTGGCAAAAACAGTAAACCTAAAAACCCTATAAAACATAACGTAGAAATCGAATGCCCTGACAAAGACGACCCGTCCGAAATAGTCAAAACCCGAATCAATGCGGCGTCCGACGCGATACTGGAAAACATAAACAAAAAATTCAAAAGCGTGTCGGCGGACGTAAATAGACTTCCGGAAAATAAGCGCAGCGATTTGCTGTTTGCCGCTGCGTACGACTACCAAGAATTCGGAAAGGGAGACGAGGTTAATATAGAGACGCAGTTTAGGTCGTTGCTATTGAAGAGCGGGTTAGACTTAACCGCAATGTGTAAGGCTCACGTAGATAGGTTAGTTAAAGACATGGTCGTTAAAACGACTAAACTTACCGCGGAAAACCGGTCAGCCCAGTATATAATCGATAAACTGACCAACGAGTTGTCCGTGTATAAAACGACGTTGGTGGATATTAATGAGAAAAAGAAAAAATCCGACGAGATACTCTCGGACGCAAACAGTTATGTCGAATATATGTTGAAGAACATACAAGATTCGCAGGACGCCGATCTGGAAACGCTTCTGCTGAACCACAACAAAACCATGGGCAGTATTAAAGAGTTATACAGATCCGATATAGAAAATAAAACCCTCTACGAACAATATTTAAAAGAGTACCGAGACAAATTGTTAGAGTTAAGCACCTCGCTCCTCACTTACTACGACGAGTTGATAAACTCTATAAACATCGGATACCAGAAAGAAAAAACCGCAACCGGCGTTGATTACTACAACGAAATGTATGTTATGGTGAAGCACGAGAACGACACGTTTGACTCTATGAAGGACTTGGTGAAGGATCTGTATTCAGGGGACAGCAAAAAGGTCGAATACGAGATACAGTATTTGGATCAGTCCGGAATGGCTATGCTGGTATTGTGGTACATATATTATATAATGGCGATAATCGGGATATACTTTATGAGTAAAAACGTGGATATCAAGATTTATACGAAGATACTGGTTGTAGTGGTTATATTCTTCTATCCGCAGATACTGCTGTATCTGGAATTATATGCGTATAAGGGTCTTTCGCATATCAGCGACAGAACTGCAGATAACATATTATAGTGGAAACGTTTAACGTTATAGAAGTATAAAATCTTTAAATAGTATATAGTTCGTCGTTCGTCGTTTCCGACTAATATTATTTAGCATAATTAATAATCAAAGAACAAACCAGACAATCAACCGAAAATGACGACGCCCAATCACGACTATAAACGGCGAGATTCGCCTAACGACCCCAAATACGGCGATAGGCGTAAGTACAACCCTAATCTCGACGGCGTTGCTAATAAACAAAACTACACGTTTAACTACGGCGTTAACACGACGGGGCGACACCACAACACGTTTTATACAGATAAATCGTGCTATAGCGGTTCGGATTTGTCGGAAACAGATATACTTATAGAGATACTCAACATTTCAAAACGCGAGGCGGACGACGATTTCAAAGCCCAGATAAACAATATCATCGGCACGGAATCGCCCGTGGTCGCCACCGAGAAACTCAAAGACGTTAAATACGACATAAGTAAATTTCTCACTAAAAATTTAACGGAGTATTACGGGTATGACATTCTGGCGATGTGCAGCGAAAAAATAAAAGCGGGGATGGCTTCCGCCGAGGCAAATTACAAAACCGCGGTGGCTACCAGAACTACGACAGCCAACAAAAAAACGGCGTTAGAAAAAGAGACCGCCGACATCGCACTCAAAATATTGGAGATAAGAGACGAAATAAACAAAACGATGGGGCGGCGAAAAAAAATTATAAGAGACGGCAACGTCCGTGCGAGAGAACTCATTAAATCCAATTTTGACGTAAAAAACGAGGCGGCGTACGCACACGAGTTGAGCGAAGCCGAGTACGAAAACAAACTGAAAACGTGGGTCGCCGAATTGGCGGCGAGTATTTTTGCGATTTCTAAAGAGATAAACGAGGATATAACCTACAACGAGGAGTTGCTAAAATCGCGCGAAGCCGACGCTGCGGTGCTCCACACCACGAAAAAAAAGGAAATAACCGATTTAAACACGAAGTTATACGTGGATCGATACAACACGGTTAAAGCCGAGAACGACAAGTTCAAGAAAACGTGGGACGGGATCGTCAACACGGATTTCATCAACGACCTAAAGGGTAAATACAACAAGCAGGGAACGACGTACATAGAAATAATAAACACAATTTTATTTTACACGTACTACTTGGTGGTCGTCGGACTCGCCTACTACTTATTTGCGTATTCCGTTTCGTCCGTCGTTTTTTCCGCGGTGTTCATCGCATTTTTCGTTATCTTTCCGTTTTTCATCCACTCGATAGAGATAATGGTGTATAACGCGGCGTCGTTTTTGTCGGCGTTGATTTACGGAACGGTGTATGGCGACGGCGACGACGGCGACAAGATGGACGAGTTCAAAACGCCTATGGTTTATTCAATCATGAAGCCGCTTCAGCCTACGTAAATAAGAATAAGATGTGTAACTATTTCACATATAACTATCAATATCTTCAATTTCAATACCCATATCAAGCAAATTTTTTATTCTGGTTGGGTGATTAGTTTTAATAATAAGCTCTTCTTTAAAATTATGTATTTGTAGTTTAATCAATTGATAATCATAAATAATATTAAAAATTCCAGAATTAAAAGAAAACATATACCAATTAATTTTATGTATGTTTGCTTTTAATAAATCAATATAGGATTTGTTTGTATTGAAGGATAAAAACGGTGAGTCGGTTTCTTCCTTTAATTCTGGTTTAAAAAATCTATTAAATAAATAATCATTTTGAAAAGCGTTAATATTATATAGAACAAAAGATTTATCAATTTTACTAGGAAAATTAAGTAATAATCGTATAGCTTTTTTATTACCCGATAAGACTTTCCAATTAATTTTATCTGTATTATGTTCTAAAAATGATATGGCTTTGTCTGAATTATTACCTGAAAAGTTTTCCCAGTTAATTTTGTCTTGATTTTGAAGTAATAGTTCAATAGCTGATGGATGGCAGTTATATGAAAATTTATCCCAATCAATTTTGTCTTTATTTTGAAGTAAAAAATTTACAACGATAGGATTAGAAATACACGAAAAATTAGACCAATTAATTTTGTCGGGGTTTTTTAGTAAAAAAATAATAGCGTATTGATTACAATTATCCGAAAAATTTTCCCAATCAATTTTGTCTTGATTTTGAAGTAATAAATTAACAGCTTTATCGTTACTATTTTTAGAAAAAGATTTCCAATCAATTTTGTCTTGGTTTTGAAGTAAAAAATCAACGGCTGAATAATTTTTACATAAAAAATCATCTTGTAATTTATATTTTAATTCTTCTATCCAATCTATTAATTCAAAAGTATAAAAGTCCATAGTATCGTATTAAATAAATAATAATATAGTGAATCTTTATATTAGTTGGTAATATTAGTTAGAAACGTGAAATAATAATTGTTATTCATAATAAGACATTCTTTCACATAAATAAAAATAGAACAAACTAATTTTGTTCTATTTTTATTTCTATCAATCTATCAATCTATTAAATTCAACAACATACCAACAACATAACAACACCTTAAATAAATGACTATTATACTTCTTCCAGTTCAACGTCAGCAGCGTCCAGCGCCGCAAACTCGGCGGCACTATTCACCAACGCATTAGACACATCGTTCTGGGTTGTCGAGTCCTCCTTGATGGAAATTCCCACCCAAACACCGTTTTTAAGTTTAGAAAACCGTTTATCGATGTGGCTGGTAATATCCTTGGGGTTGTTGTTCTTGAACCCGTAGTTGGTGTTATACCATTCTTTGAATACGGTAATGAGAACATTCTTGAGAATACACCCCGTGGGATTAACCACGATACGGTCGTTGATAAACTCCGCATAGTAATCCTGACGTTCCCTATACGAATTGCTGGACGACATCACCTTATCGCAGTCCTCCACCATTCCGTCCGTCTTGAACGCTATATTAACCATCATAGACATAAATACAGATTTCCAGCAGTCGAACTGCTCTTTTATATTTTTATCGAGTTTATACTGATACGGTTTGTCGGGATCGTCGCTCGCAGGCTTTTCGGTGAATAGAGACTCAAAATCCACCACGCGGATACGCCTCCACGTACCGTGATCCATGCTTTTAATCTCCATAAACTCGTTGGAACACACCACCAGTTTAAACTGCGGAATAAAACTTATCGTCTGGGGCATATACGGCGACCGGGCTTGGAGCGGGTCGCCTCCCGTGACCTGTTTCATTATACCCTCGTTGATCTTATCGCCCTTTGACGGTTCCTGCATAACTGCGTATCTAACGCCTTTCAACTGAACCAGTTCTGGGGCGAGACCGCCGATTTTCGTGCGTTGCTGGGTGAGAAGCGACAGGGGAACGTCGCCCTTGTAGTCGCCTAAACACTTCTCCATCAGGTTCACCAGAACGGATTTACCGTTTTGACCTATACCTATGTACATGTTGAACGTCTGATCCGCCGACGTACCGATAAGCGTAGAAGCCAGGTGCGACCACATATATTTATACAGGTCGGGGTGGGGAAACAGTTTTCTCATAAAATCTTCAATCTCGTTTATAGTGCTTGCGTGGACATCTGGGTTAAGCGACACGTAGTCTATGTTGGTGCATTTGGACAAACAGTCCTCGGGGACGCCGTTCCTAAACACCTTCTGCTTGAAATCCACGACGCCGTTGTTGAAACACATAAGGTAGGGATTGTTATCCAGTTTTTCCAAAAACGTACCGTCGTAGAACAACTCCTTGCACTCCGTCATTATATTTTTCTTCTCGGACGATTTACCGAGTCTTTCGTATATCTGGACGCACTTATTAACCTTTATCTTATACGGGTTCTTATCGTCTTCCACGTCTGTCCCAGACAACAGCAGTTTCTGCTGCATCTGGGACATCTTGTTGTGGTATAGTTTACGAAGATTGTTTGAAATGGCGTAGCGGAGAGTCGTGCCGGAGTCGATCTCCGTCCAGCGATTCGCGTGGTACTTGTACCAAATATTGGACTTCACGCTCACGCAAATATACTCGTCTTTATACATTTGATACAGGACGTTCGCTATATCGAAATCGCAACACCCTTTTCCGTTCTGCAACGGGCTGTCCAGCGTTTCGTCTATATAGCAATCAATGCTGCATTTTCTGATCTCGCTATACAATTTTGGCGAGTCGTGTTTAGACCAGTGCATTATAGACCGTTTTGTTAATCCAGACGGATCATTCATATTGAACGTGTTCCATCTATTCCACAGGTCGTCGCGTATGTTTGAATACACAAACGCCTTATCTTGGGCACTGAATATAACCCACACTATAAAGAGTTCGTTGCTTATGTTCCTCAACGCCCAGCCAACTCTCAACCATTTCGTGTAAGATCCGTCGGCATAATACGCCGACGGCAACGACATCGTGTATTGGTACGACTCCTTCAGTTCGTATTGGGCTATGGTTAAACTGTCTAAAAACCTAGTTTCCAAACATTTCAACTCGTCGCCGTTGCGAACCGCCATCACTTCGTCGATGGATATTCCTATGGAGTGACACGCCCCCGATCCGGCGTAGTTGGATACGACGGTGTTCTGTTTTTGGAGAGGCGTCCCTTTTCGCTTTGTATACTCATCGATAAAATCGTTTTTCATAAACAACGCCACGTTTTTCGTGTTTCTGGCGGACATTTTCTTCATCCCTTCAACCGAATTGTATTTTGATATATCGAGTTCTTCGACAATCTCAAACTCCTGATCCACCGAGTCAACCGATACGTTATACACGTATTTCAGTTTATACGGCTCGTGGTTCGGTTTTTGAGAACCGTACAACTGCCAGTTCGAGTGCTGTTTGCTGACGCCCTCGTCGAAGACGTCCGTCCAGTCGTTTATTATAGGGATATTGTCCCACGTATTTTTCACGACGGATATAACCCGCTCTCTCAATATCTGGGAAACGTATTTATCGCTTTGAACGCCTATCAATATATGAATACCGTCCTTTGTTAGTTCCTTTCCCTGCATCACAACCCTATTGATCGCATCCTTTTCAAACACGAACACGGGCACGACAACGTTTTCCTCGAAGTTATACATTTTTTTAAGTTCTTCCAAATAAATACATATAAGGTCGAACACGTGGTCTTTCGTGTGTATTCTTTTCACGACGCTCGAACTATACTTCAAATCCAGATCTATTAGAATCGGACCATTCTGTTCCAGTTGTTTTTCGGTCAAGAACTCTCTCGACTTATTCACGAAAACGTCGTTGTGGTAAATTTCAAGAAACGCGTCGTATTCTTCTTCGGGAATAAAATACGACCCGCCTGTAATTTTTAAATCGGTGTTTGCTATCCGCGTGTTTGTTATAACTGGCTTCTCTCCATTAGCGCTCTTTTTAATAAAATGTTTTTGTAAAAACTGCGACAGCGATCCACCTGAATTTTTTACCGAGTTAGTATTGCTAGACATTGTATTGTAAAATATCGGGGTTGTGAATATATACTGTGTGTAGTATACTATATAATAACGTTTATACTATTTTAAAAAAAATCAATTTTACAAAATTGATTTTTTTATAATGCCGATAAAGTATTTAAACATATATACATATACAGTATATTAAGTAAAATGAAGTTCTGTTCCGTTTGCGATATGTACTACTATATAAGTATTGATGAAAACGACGACAATAAGATTGTTTATTACTGCCGAAACTGCGGGAATAAGGAAGAGTCCAGTTTAGACGGACACTGCGTTCTAACGACGCAGATCCAAAAATCGGAACAGTCCTTTCACCATATAGTTAATAAATACACCAAACTTGACCCCACGCTCCCCAGTATAAATAACATACCTTGCACGAACGAGAACTGTCTGTCAAACGCCACCGATGACAAAAAGGTCGACAGGAACATAATTTATATGAGATACGACGACACGAACCTTAAATACATTTACATATGTAGCGTGTGCGATAAAATGTGGAAAAACGCAACGGACTAGACTAAACCTGCATACCAAAAGTGTAAAATTGATTTAATAACAAATGTATTTAAAGTATATATATTATATAATAATTAATATGAATCCGTCCAAATCAAATACGACCATCCCAAAGTATAAAATTAGCGATAAAAATAGCGGCGATAAAGACGCCGAGTTAGACCCCGATATTTACAGCGACGAAGAAGACGATGAAGAAGAAGATGAGGAAGATGACGACGACGATATTGACGAAATTGAAGAAATATTAAGAGAAGACGCAGTTGCAAGTGTTGAGGACGAAGACGACGAAGATGACGAAGACGAAGACGAAGACGAAGATGAAGATGAAGACGGAGACGACGAAACTGTAAATAAAAATAAAAAATCTTCGGCTAAAAAGAATAAGATAGACGATTCTGCATCTGTAAATCCGTCGTCGCTGTTTCCCAACGAGTTAAACACGTACGAGTTTAACGACTTTGACGAAAACGACGACTCGGACGACGACTCGGACGACGAACCGTATTTACAGAGAATAGACAAGGAGTACAAAAAAAAATTGATAACCGAATACCACCCCGAATTAAATATGCATAACGTTGAAGAAATAGACGCTATGGTTAAGATAGTTAGAGACGAAAACGGTATAATCGTAGATCCTCTACACAAAACTCTACCTTTCGTCACCAAATACGAGAAGGCGAGGGTTATAGGAGAACGGGCGAAACAGATAAATTCAGGTGCTAAACCGTTTATAAACGTTGAGAAAAATATTATAGACGGTTATATTATCGCACTGGAAGAGTTCGAGCAAAAAAAAATCCCGTTTATAATCAAACGCCCCCTCCCGTTCTCGGGGGTTGAATATTGGAGATTGTGCGATTTAGAAATTTTATAGGCAGTTTGTGTATAGATTTTAGTGTATAGATTTTATGTGTATTTGTAAATATTTTTTACGTTTTACGGTTTACTGTCTCCATGTAGCACCACAGTCCAGACAAGATATAAATATAGTCATCGGCTCATCGCACGATCTCAACTGAACCTCGTAAAACGAGCAGTTGCGCCCTTTACATTTTCGGCATTTAAATATGTCGGTGGACGCCCTAATCTTATTAACGTATTTGGACGCGTCCTTCTTAATCTTCAACTCTATCATAGTCCGCCATTTTTCCGGAGAAAACTCCTGATGGTTCGACTGCGACAGCCACTCTGGGGTTATTTCTCCAGAGTTTACGCGGTTAATAATGTCTGGATTCTTTAAATTTATATAAACCGACCGAAGTCGATTAATATAAATAGTTACGAACCCCGAGTTTTTCCATTTCTTTATGACTTTGTTGATGGTGGCTTCGTTGATGGTGTAGTTTAAAATCCCCTTTTCAAGGTTCTCGGCGAACTCCTCGTTCTGTATAACGGCGTTCAGTTTAACACGGATATTCTCGCGGAACTTCTCGGGGTCGGCTATATCAATCATCGTGCGGTGGTTATTGTACTGTTGTATGCGTAGTATAATATCATATGGCATATTTTCTAAATCAATTTTTTATACAAATAACATTGCGAACGTCATAGTCTTTAACAATATACGCTTCACAGAGAAAATGCGTTATGGATATTTTCGGACACGGGCTTAAAACTAACATCAACCCGTCCACCCGACTCGCTAACCCCGACGGGGGCGTGTGTTTGAACCATCTCTTCTTCCAGAGTCGACGCCACCGGCTTATTCATACTCTTTATGGTTTGGTCTCGCTGAATACTGTTTAGCGACGTGGGCGTATAGTTGATTATGGGTCTATACGTAGATGTTGCTACAACCGAACTGCGGCGGATCAGTTCGTACACCACAAAAATGTAAAGAACGCCCAGGATAGGCGACACGTATAAAAACAGATACACCGTAATCAAAAACATGACCAACATATTCAGCGGAGACGAAACCGCACCCGCCATAGACGCAGGGGTGCTTATCGGGAATAGTATATACACGACAAACACCACGAGTAAAAACGTCTCCAGCTTAGACAATTTCATTTTAGGAATGGTGAAAGGCAACTTCATAGAACAATAATAATATTTTATTTAATATATATTATTATAGAGATTTATTTCGTTTCAAACCAGTTCAATATTAATTTATCAATATACGAATCGTGCGTTATACTACCATTTGATTGAACCATTTGATTACTTGATTATCGGATTAATAAACAAATTACTCATTAATATAATCGTTCTCACCGCAGACCCGAATACCATAAGTCCGGTAACCTCAGGCGGAACCAGTATATTAAGACCCCATACGTGGTTTGCTGGGAGAACCATATTACAACTCCGCTTAATGAATTCCAATAAACCACACCAAATATAATAAATAGGACTCGTGTCCGAAACAAACGAAAGCAACGTTATAGTGTTTCTAATAAATACATATATATCGAGTGTATCGGGTGTATCGGGTTTATCGAGTTTATCGGGTTTATCTGATCCGGTTTTATTTCTATATCTCCTCCCCCCGATAATATCCTCGGGGGATTCGCTTAACGCGGTTTTAACCTGAGATATTTCGTTAAGCGCGGTCTCTAACTGCGCTTTGGTTTTATCTATGTTCGCTTTAAACGTGTCCGTATCGTGTTTGGCGATAATACCGATCGCGATTACTTGTTCGTAGGTTTTTTCAAGAATTCCGATACGTTCTTTGTATGCGTCTTTAATCCTTTTTTCCAGATCGTCTATTATAGAAATCATCTCTTCTGGACTATTAGTATCAAGTATATTTTTAATTTGTGCGTCCGTCAAACCCTTCTTACTCGACGAAATTTCAGCAACGGCGTGTTTTAGTATATTATTTGTTTGTTTGTTTATCGCCTTTACATCGTCGCCCAGTTCTTTATCGAGCTTATCGATCTTATCGTAATCAACCTTTTTACTGGACGACGCCTTTTTAATTTTCTTACCAGTATCTATCGCATCCTTAAACGAATCGCTAAGATCCTCAACCTCGTCTTTGATTTTTTCAATATTCTTGTTTTCCGTGGTTTTAATCAACTCGTCGATTATCGCGGCGCGTCGTCGCCCACCAACAGTTCTAACCGAAGACCGCAGAGGTAGCTTATTTAGCGACTTGGCTGACTTATTTAATCTGGGCGGCGAGGTTCTCTTATTTATTACTTTACTTGTTCCTTTATTAACCATTTTGAGATGTTATATTATATAATTATAATATAATATTTTAATTCCTAAATATTGTTAGACATAATCGTTATGTATTTCAATACGATATATCATATGTGATTTTCTCAATAACAATTGGTTTATAACCAAGCATAACGCTAAGCCCGTTTCTTAAATTTTGAATTGCTTTTAATGTAGATTTATAAATATGAAATATAATAAAACTGATGGTGTACCCCGTCCCAATAAATAATACCGCATGAGGAAACCCGAAAATAATTAAAAATTTTTCTAAAACTAAAAGTAACATCGTTAAAAGATAATTGGAATTGGAAATATACGCTAAAACCAAAGACGAATTGACAAGGACAGCCCTGGATCTTTCCGCAAACTTTACAATCAAACTTTTTTCCGATTTAGGAAGTTCAATATATTCTGGGTTTGACGCAGGTGGATTATCGGCTATAACCTCCAACACCGTAATATCCATAACCTCCATAACGTCGGAAGCATAAGGTTCGTCGCCGCCTCCGCCAGACACGCGCATCTTTCTTCCGCCAACAGTTTTTTTTATTTTATTTATTACCTTTTTAGTTTCTTGTAGTTCTTTAATGTTTAAATCTATCATATGCTTATCGTTCTCCGCCATTTTCTCAAACGAATCGTCGGCATCAATATCGGCGATTTTAAAAGATTTAAGTATTTTATTCAATTTGGAGCGAATGGCGAAATGGTCGGCGTATGCGTGTTTCAAGTCCTTTTCCATTATTTTTATGAGATTCTCAACATCGCCCACCATAGCAGCATTAACAATATCCGTTACGTCCACTTTAAGCGTATCATTTCCAATCTTTTTAGTTTCGGATTCAAGAATAGTAGACAATTTCTCGGTATTTTTATTAACCTCCTTTAGGTCTTTTAACAACTCTTTATTAAACGTTTCGGTTTCGCTGGTGTTATCCTTTTTGGGTATTTTCTTGGCGCGTTTTTTTCCAGACACCACAGTCTTTGTAATAACCGTTGTTAGTTCGTCAACACCTTTTTTAATTTTATTAAAACCTGCTTCGGAGTTGTCTTCTATCTCATCGGTAATACTCGACATTACCTTTTCGCCGCCAACAATCAACCCACCTCGGCGGGTGCTTGTTTTTTTCGGGTGTTTTTTTTGCTTTTTCGTCGACCCACACCCACTTCTTCTTGCTTTAACCATTTATGATAATACGTTTATTGTATACATTATTATTATATTATTATATTTAAAAAATTGATTGTATAAATAGTTGTATAGGAATACTTAACCATCCTAAACTAATATAGGACTACTACATTATACTATACTACAACCGAACCGAACCATCAAAGAATGTCGGGGTTTCCAAATACCAAAAAGGGCGTAAAACGATCTGTGCCAAAGAAAACGCAGTCGTCAAACACCGTCGTTTCCGCTATACTAACAGACGAGTATAAAACCCGCGTCTGCGAGAACTCGTATTTGGGTCGGAGGGGGTACGTTATAAACAAATCCGCGTTGTCCTGCGAGGACTTGACTAAATTATACGACGACCTTCTAATGAAACCCGTGCTGAACGGACCGACATACGGAGTTAACCCCGAGACTTTACAGTTCCCCGTATTTAGAGAAAACGATAAAAAAATATACGTGCCGAGATTTTACGGCGTCGAGCGATACGGAATACCAAAAACGAGTAAAATCCACGCACACGTGGTCTCTATAACCGTGCCGTTCGTCTGCTCCCTCCGAGACTATCAGGAGGATATAGTTGAAACATACATAAACCACATAGCCGCCCCGATATGCGCAGACCCCGCGGCGGGGTGCGGCGGGGGAGGCTTGTTGGAGGTGGCGACGGGGTCGGGTAAAACCGTCATGGCGTTAAACATCATATCACGGGTAGGCAAGAAAACGCTGATTATAGTTCATAAAGAGTTTCTCGCCAACCAGTGGAAAGAGCGGATAGAAGAGTATATTCCGTCCGCAACGGTTGGGCGGATCCAAGGAACGACCTTCGACGTCGAAGGTAAAGATATTGTTATAGGAATGATCCAGACGCTCTACAACCGAGACTACGGCGAGACCGCATTCGCCGAGTTCGGGCTTACCATCATAGACGAAGTTCATAGAATAGGAAGCGAGGAGTTCTCAAAAACGCTTCTTCAAATATCCACACCGCTAATGCTGGGTATAAGTGCGACGGTTGACCGAAAAGACGGTCTTGAAAAACTGCTCTACATGTTCGTAGGAAACAAGGCGTATGTGGATAAACGCAAAAGCGAACACTCGGTATCGGTTAGAGCGATCGAATACATAACTGGCGACGTCGAGTTCAACAAATCCGTTCTGGATTTTAGGGGAAACCCAGCGTATAGTTCCATGATTTCCAAACTGTGCTCGTTCGTTCCCCGCACAGAGTTTATAGTGAAAATAATATTCGACCTAATCGCCGAAAACCCGAAATCGCAAATAATGCTGCTCTCGCATCAACGCGCTATGCTGACTAAAATATTCGATATGATTCACCTGCGTAATTCCGAGTCGCCCGAACCACTAACCACCGTAGGATATTACGTGGGCGGAATGAAACAGGAATGTCTAAAAGAGACCGAGACCAAACAAATCGTGTTGGCGACGTTCAGCATGGCGGCGGAGGCACTCGACATAAAAACTTTATCCACGCTCTTCATGGTCACGCCTAAAACCGACATAGTCCAGGCGGTGGGACGAATTCTGCGTGCAAAACACGACGCGCCGATTATAGTGGATCTGGTGGATAAGCACGACGTGTTTAAAAACCAGTTCATAAAACGAAAAAAATTATACAGGGAACGCAACTACTCTATACACAAACGAGAAAGCACCAAATACACCGGATTCGGGGATTTACCTATATGGACGTGCATGAACAGCGGTAATGCCGCCGACGAACCACGCGAAACCGAAACGGGAACAAAGGGAAAGAGTTTTATAGACGTGGAAAATCTTTAATTACCACCACCACCACCAACCACCACCACAAACCATAATTGTGCGGATGTATTTAATGCTAAACGATAGAAAAGTTGCGCGTTATAGGGAAAAAGTAGGGTTCATTTTATATTTATCCGTGAATATTTTACGTTTATTACACTTATGTTTTTTAGAAGTGCGTCTCACCTTTTTATTCGTGCGGGTGGACTGTTTTTTCGGTTTTCGTGCGGATTTTCCTCTTTTCGGTTTACGCACGGAGGATTTTACGCCCCCTCTAATAGCTCCAGCGGACTCGTATATACTGGTAATACCCCCTGTGGTATTCGTCTCTGGCTGCGGTATTATCATTTCAGGTTTGGTTTGATTATATATAAATATGTGAATATAAATATATTATAATTATGATTAAGATTGCGAATACACGATTAATTATTAATATGAAAACGATTTCTAACACAAACATATTTAGTTTATTATTGCTATGCTTGGCGGCGGCGATATTACTTGTTTTGCTGCTACCGCTGTTTTTTTATAAAAAAATAGAAGACGATATTATTATTACGTGCAACGTCAATAATAATAACAAAACGATAAAACGCGGGACTGGATTTTTTGTGGTGGAAAATATTTTAGACGATCCGTCTCGTGAAAATATCGTTAGTAAATTTTTACAAGAAGCACGTAATAATAAAAACTTGAACGAAGATAAGAAACTGGAATTTTACTCAAACGAGAAATTCCTTAAAGACCTGTCCGGCATAGTCGGCGAAAAACTGTATCCTGTGAACTCGCTAGATTTACAGAGGTGTTGGCTAAGGTATTATTTCCAAGGAATGAAAGCCCAGTATTACGAAAATTACCACCACGACATAAAACGCTACGGGTCAAGCATAAAGCAGTATCGGATGATTATACCGGTGTTCGACACAAGCGACGCCAAATTCACTATAGACGGTCACGACGAATTTCGGTTTAAACAAAATATGGGTGTATTTTTAGAGGCGGACAACTGCCTACACAAAGTAAAATTTAATAACGGCGAAAGACTTTTATTAATAATGGACTTTATAACAAAAGACTGCGACTCGTTGTCAGGACATTATAAGTGCAGAAATGTGAGTGGATACTCAAATTGGGTAAAGGACGTAATCTGGCGCAATGTGTCCTCCGTTTATTATAAATTCGCTAATAGTTAGATTCGCGGTCAAATAACCAGTTTTTTCAGTTGAACCACTTTATTCGTGTGGTTAGTCCCTTCTACCAATCGTATAGGAATCCACCGCTTGAACTTATTGTGGAACACGCAGTCGAACATCGACCGCTTTTTCAGTTCAACGTATTTATTACAGTCCGTGTTTTGAAAATCGTCCTCGTCGTCGCTTTCCTCTATATAATCGATATTTCGGTTTTCCTTAATGTTTCTAAAATGGTTATTCATATACACGCTCGATTTTAAATTGGGAATATACGCATAATCGTAGAACGCCATCTGACCGCATTTATCCACTGCGAAGAGGCTGTATATGTCGTATATGGACTCCGCCGAGATTAAAAATGTGGTTTTTAAGCGGTACTGGGGTTTAGAATAGTTTTTAACGGTCGGGCTAACAATAGAATACGACTGAACTCCCTTTATGGGTTTTACGGCGTTTATGGCGGTTTCTATAAATACGTTCAGTGGTTCTGGCGTTTTAGAATTTAAATACGGGCATTTATGGCTAAACGACCTGTACTGATAATGGTGAACTGGATACAGCGGAACGGAAATATCTGGCGGTGGTGGGTGGACGGTGGTGGCGGTGGAGGTGGCGGGTGAATGTATTTTTTTAATAGAGACCACGAAAAATAGAATATCCGACTGGTCTATTAATTTTATAACCTCTATAATATAGTTTAATTTTTCTATTAAAAAACTGGTGTTTAAGTTTATGCCTTTAAACATCAATATATCTTCAACTATAAAACTTTGTTGCGAAAAATTGGAATCAATCGTATTATTTTCAATCACCGACCCGTACAAAATCGTCCCGAACGATAAATTTCTGTCAAACTCCACGTTTAAAATGTGTGTTGCGGACACTATCGCCCGTTCCTTATTCAGTTCCAGCAAAAAACACACGTTGGAATCTCCGTAATACGTGAACCAGACGAAATACTTTTTAGCCCTCGGTATTTCCAGATAAACGTCGTATTGCCGAGTTACGTTGGTTGGCGTGACCGTGGATTCATAGGGAAGACTCACGTCGGGAAATCTCCTCAACAACTCAAACATCTTCGATTGCTCCATTTTCATATTGCGTATGTGTGTATATATGTATCCTATAAGTTATATACAGGATTTATTTATATGGTTTTTAAATACAATTGTCGCATCCGGAAATAAATCCGTTATAGTAATTTGGCGAACTCGCACAGTTCGTCCACCGCCACTACGGCATCATCGTGTTCGGGACTATTTGCGGATTTATCTAAAAACGGATTTGAGTGTCGGTGTTTAGGCACAATGTCGGCGTTCACCTCCAGCGTATCTATAACCCGCTGTTTTTTGTTAAAACTGTTGTTCGTTTGATCCTGTATGATTTTATTGTATTTTTCGTCGTATAATTTATAAACGTCTTTCGTTCTTTTCACCGTATATAAATTTTTAAAGTACTCGTACAACTGATGAATGAAAAAGATAAAGGAGACCGACATTATAATATAAAAAAGCAGATTGAATATCATAATTTAATTTAATTAATAATTTATATTATGATAGTATAAAAAATCCGGTTTTACAACGGATTCGGCATTATGCGTAGGCGAATGTATGTGGAATTGTTGGAGCGGATTATTAACTCTTTCGCCTTTGCGTTTTAGCGGACTTGTTATTACGGCTATTGCGTTTTGTTTTTTTATTAGACGATTTAGATTTTTTACATTTTTTAGAAGATGATCTTTTTCCACCGGTTGTGGTGGTTTCTTTTCCCTTTCCCGAAAAAATATCACCATTATACTTTTTACATTTTTTAGAAGATGGTTTTTTTCCGCCGGTTGTGGTAGTTTCTTTTCCCTTTCCCGAAAAAAGATCACCAATAGACTTTACAAAATTTCCGTATAACGTTTGGTTGGCGTCGGTTGGTTTCGCTGGTATATCTGTTCTGGACACGGGAGGTGAGTCGGCGGGTTCATCCTCATCCGTGTCCTCATCCGTGTCCTCATCCGTGTCCCCATCCGTGTCCCCATCCGTGTCCCCCGCAATAAATTCCGCAGAATTTTCACCTTCATCGGTCGATTCAATATTCATACCAGTAGGAGAGGACATGACGGGGTTCATACCAGTAGGAGAGGACATGACGGGGTTCATACCAGTAGGAGAGGACATGACGGGGTTCATACCAGAAGAAGGAGATACGACGGGGTTCATACCAGTAGGAGAGGACATGATGGGGTTCATACCATAAGGAGGGATGGGTACTTCTCTGTCTCCGCCCCTAATACGTTTTTTCGCCACCTTTGGTTTTTTGGAACACTTTTTAGATTTGTTCGAAAGTTTTTTGTTTCCGCGTTTAGTTGTCATTATATACATATAGTAATATTTTTAAATAAAATAATTGGTGTTTATTTATTAATGTATAAACGATATAAACAAATAAACAGTATTATACTAACTAAATGTCAAACACCACGATAGTCGTTATAGATAAAAGCGGCGAGTTAAGAGAACGCGCTATCTCCAATTTAAACGAACGAGACATATTTAAATACGCGGGGTTTAAAACAGACGCCGATTTTAATAAACACGCGGGTTGGAAAATAAGAGTTGACGATGTCAACTACAATATTGTATTATACGGGAAAGAATCCGGTAAGGCGACACGAGAAAATAAATACGAATTCCCGCCTCCATCCGACAACATTTTATTCTTTGATAACTGCGTATTGCTTAACAAGAACGACGACAACACCATAGGAAACCTGACCGCCACCGAATGGGAAATCATAAACGTAAAATTAAACAAAGGTTTTTTTGAAACCAACGCGGGGGAAAACGAAGACAAAGAGGAAGACGAAGAAGACGAAGCCGAGTTTATCAGAAGAAACAATTTATCCCTATTATCTTGCGGATACCTAAACGACGGATTTGTGGTTGACGACGACGACGACGACGACGACGACGATGACGACGATGACGATGATGATGATGATGAAAACTATATATAATTTAAAAATTACTTGTGTCGGTTTCAGATGTTTTATTGTTTTCCTGATTGGGGATTATCTGATTGGGAATTCCCTGATTGGGAATTTCTGGATTGGGAATTTCTGGATTTCCTCCTATATTGTTTCGTGGACGGTTTATCAGTCCGTTAATATAAATACTAAAATATCCCATTATAAACATGAACATCATAACGCATCCAGACAATAACGCCATATTATTATCAACGGAAAATCCAACAACAATCAATATAAAAACAATAAATATAATAGTGCTACTAATTGATAGGTCAAGCCCGTTCATTCTCGGAATAATAACGTCGGTCCAATCGGTTATAAAAGAAGGAAGCCGTTTTTTATACTCGTTTAACCAAACCATATCGTATAATTTAGGAGTAACGAAAAATATTATTAAGGTGGTAATCACCGAAACAAAAATGTATATCGTCGTGTTCGTGAACTCCGCGTTAGACACGTTTTTAACCAAAGACGTATCTATCGGTATTTGAAACACGTCGACGGTGTCTGTCGATACGGGCAAGTATTCGCACGTGAATATGTCGTTTCCGTCGCCTTCAACCGTCAACACGTTATTGTTGTCGACCACGGTCTGCCCGAACCCCTCAACCAGTTTTTTTTTAACCAAACTGTTGCATTTGGCGGTGCCAACATTTGTAATCAACGACGGGGAAAATAATTTAGTATTATCAATAGTGGAAAACGGCGACATCGTGTTGTTCTTTACGGGAATGATGTTTATAAAAATTATAATCGTGCACGGCTCTTTATCTGCGGTGACGGTGTCGTACACAATTGCTGTATTGTCCTGTGTTATATATTCATTAAATGAAATATATAACGGATTTGTTGGTCGGTTGGTTATAAACTTGCTTATGTCGTCGTCGGGCTGGTCGGGGGAGTTCTTTAACAGAAAACACGAGAATATCTTTTTGGTTCCGTTTGTAATAGGTATATGCTCTATAACTATTTCGGAATCGTGATCCAACCCAGATATTTTATGTATTTTTCCATACACGTATATACGTTTGGACTGGTAAAACAACGACTGCGTTTTATCGTCCATGTAATTGATGTTCGGCTCGTTCGCCTTTCCGGTGAACGGTGCGGAAATTACAGTATCGTTCTTCTCGTCGCTACTCACCTGAATATTCTCTATAATAGTTGGATAATAATTGAATAACACCGACGGATTATTATTAGTCGAATCTACGCTTTTAGATATTTTAAACATATGCACCGCAGTCGCTTATTGTCTAACCTATACTGTAACGGCTTTATATATTAAGACAGAGAAATAATTATTTATACACGACGAGTCTCACACCCACTTCGTTAATTAATTACTCTTACAGAGTCTATATATAAATTAGTTACTGCTAATATTATATAAGTAATTACAACATAATTTATAAAAATTACCAATTAAATAAACTAAAACCCCGTGAAGATTCTTGCTTGGCGGATTTATCAGGAGCAGCCGCAGGATCAGCCGCAGCACCAGCCGCATCACCAGCCGCATCACCAGTCGCATCACCAGCCGCATCACCAGCCGCAGCACCAGCCGCAGGAGCAACCACGGGAGCAACCACGGGAGCAGCCGCAGGATCAGCCGCAGGATCAGCCGCAGGAGCAACCACGGGATCACCACCAGCCGCAGGAGCAGGAGCAACCACAGGATCAGCCGTAGGAGCAGCCGCAGGATCAGCCGTAGGAGCAGCCGCAGGAGCAACCACAGGATCAGCCGCAGGAGCATTATAAACCGTGTCAGGAACATTATTTCTCCAAGTATCAACATCATCATCAGCATCTACATAATTATTGGTATTAGTAGCCTCAGGATCACCAAGAACATCTGCGTCGGTGGAGTCGGGTTCCATAGGCGCCGACGGGATGGCGGAGTCGGGTTCCATAGGCGCCGACGGGATGGCGGAGTCGGGTTCCATAGGCGCCGACGGGATGG